GCCTTGCCGGCAGCTTGCAGATTCATCCACCTCATGAAGTTATCGGAAGACAATTCTCCGGAGAAAACACCGGCTTTATTATCATTCTGACAACACTCAAGAATTATTCCGGATACCCATGTTGACTTCGCAGATCCTCTTAATCCCGATACGACAGATGTCGCTCCGACTTTCAATCCCCTCAGTCTCTTGTCGATACCTTCGGTTCCGGTCCGGATAAATGTCTCGTTCGGCTTCGGCATCTTGAAAACATCCATTGCGGTCAGCCATAAAGGCTCGTCTTTTTTAACCTCTATCGGTTTCTTCGGTATCCGAGATTTGGAATAAATCTTTCTCTCATATTCCTGCTGTTTTCTTTCGTAAGCATCCGGCTCAAACAGGAGTCTTACATCTCGCCACTTCTTATCGGCACAGGAATTATGAAAACAATTGAACCCCAATGCTCCCGATGCACTTCTGAAGATTACCGCATCCTTGCCTTTATGATTCGGATCGAACGGGCAATGATCGAGGATGTACTTTTCGCCACCTGCGAAACCGACCTTCTGGTAACTCAGATTGTATTTCTGAAGCCATGACTCCAAATCAAATTCCTGCGGTCTGTAATTGTTGTACCGCTGCGGTTCCTCGTTCTTCGGATAATATGAGACAAGCTTCTCAAAATACTTCTTCGTGGTTTCTTTGATGATTTCCGGTACCTGCAATATCCTGCTCATTCTGTGCGGAGCCGTCTGTGAATCGATACCCTTCTGCGCCCTTGTTCCGTACAGTTTACAGACCCTGGAAGGATTGAAGTTCTTCATGTCAACATCGATGTAGTCATCCGCAAACAGCATGTTTAATGTCTTCAGTGACATATCAAGCAGCTTCTTGATGTCCGGCGTATTCGCCATATGAATCTTGTAAAGCAAGTGATAACCGTTTCCACTGAATCCGATGACCGGCTTTTCAAATCCTACATTTGCAAGGAAGTGCATTATCTTTCCGCAGATGATTCTTGCCATCTCAATCTGTTCATCCGTAGACGATGTCTTTGTCGGACGTTTCGGATCGAGATCAACAAGGAACCAGTCGTAACCGATAACATCATTGTCACTTGTTGTGGCATCCGCATTTCTGACGAAAATATCTCTCTGGTATCTTGTGTAGCACTGCTTATTCAGTGTGTTCAAAGTCATGTAGATGTTGCAGTCTGCATAGTTGTCTATAGCAGAGAAAGCATTCCACAGGGCATCCATTGACCGGAAGTAACCGCTGAACATCTTCTTGCTGTTATAGATCAGTCTGACTTCGAATAGCTGATTATTCGGCTTCATCACTTGAATGGCTCTCGCCATCTCGTTACCGTTCAGGATTTCGGCACTCATGATTCCCATCCTCCGGCGGCGCTATCGCCAGTGTATGTAGAGGTTTCAACATTTGCATGAGGAGAGAGATAGTTTTCATCTAGATAATCAATATATCCCGAGTTGAAAAATGTAGAGCCATACATCATATATTGCATATCTTTACCACCTTCGGTGAATTCCTTAGAATATCTCTCAATACAAGTTGACAATACTTCAAAACCTATACGGTAGAGTTTCTTCTTCTGTGTACGTGATACTTGACCTTTACCTTTCTTTTTCGGATACAGTTTCCATAGTCTTTCAAAGTTATCATCCTCCTGATGACCAAGAGTATTAGTATTTTTATTATTTAAAGAGTGTATATTATCTACACTATCTATATTATTTAATGTATCTGTATTGTTTATATATGGTATTGGTTTGCCCTTTTCGGCATCTCCATTTGCCCTTTTGGGCAAATCGTAGTTTCTGCGTTCACAGAATGTTTTTCCTTTTTCTGTAAGTGCGTACCACTTCGTTCTGTCAAAAGGAATTTCATTGTAGTTCCCTGTTTTGATAAGACCAATCTCTTCGAGATTCTTCAGGGCATTTCTGATTGTCTTCGGACTCATGTAGTAGAAGATTTCGTTGAATGCCTTAACACTGTTAAATGTCCATGTATCGCCATCAAACCGGTTCTTCTCATTCGCCTCGTTCTTGATAATCCAGAAACATATATGTCCGAAGATAATGGCTTCTTCTATTCCGATTTCGGCAGCGAGGTCTGTATCAAATGAATGTTCCATTATCCCCCACCTCCCGACAAATAATGCACAATCGCCGGACCTGCATCTTGCGGATGGCAGAAGATGAACTCTACACCGTACTTCTTTTCCATCGACATACATGCTTTCATGAGAGTTATGCCTCTTGTGGCTCTCGGATAAACCTGTCTGCCGTACTTCCGGATAAATAATCTCGGATTCACCCATTCATGCAAATCCCGAAGATCCGTTATGCCGTCCTCGTTCTCCACCAGAATGATAAGTTTCACTCCGTTGTTCTGAGCAAGGATACATTCATCGCGGAACCTGTCATGCTGCTTACCGCAGATATCCTGTGCCAGTTCCAGGATGGAATTCTTAGAATCAACGGCGATATCATACGTGCCTTGCAGATCCATCATCTTGACGGGTATCCCTCGTTTTTCTTTCCGAGCGAATACATCGGCTATCTTGTCATTCATCAGTACATAATCGCCGACCGGAAGTCTCTGCCTGATCACTTGTATTCCGTTCTGCTCCCAACAGCGATGCTTCAGTTCATGTTTGCCGGGCTTGTTGTTAACATCTTCAATAATCGTTAACGTCAACATCACCTTCCTTCTTTTATCGGAGCACCGACTTGTTACGTCCGGCGCTCCGTCATGTCAAATAAAAGGTATTTCATCGCCGACAGCGTCTGCCACGTTCATCCAATCCTGATTCGGTTGTGCCTGTGGCTGAGGCTGAACCGGTGTCTGTTGAGGAGTCTGTGCGTACTGCGGTTGAGGCGGCATCTGCTGATAGTTCTGCTGTTGCGTAGCGTATCCATGTTGCTGATACTGCTGTTGCGGTTGCGGAGCCTGCTGATAATTCGGAGTCGGAGCCGGCTGTGCCTGATAAGCGTTCTGCGGTGGAGCCGTAGGCTGACTGTTCTGAGATGCAGCTTTACTTTCGGCGAATTCCTGTTCTTCAACAACTACATCCGTTGTGTAGACTTTATCGCCTTGCTGATTTGTATAGCTGCCTGTCTGAATCCTCCCGACCACAGCGATCTTGATACCTTTTCGAAGATACTTCTCGGCAAATTCCGCACCTTTTCCGAAGACTACGCAGTTGATGAAGTCGGCTGTCGGATCGCCCTCTCTCTTGAAACGTCTGTCTACGGCAAGAGTATATCTCGCGAAGACGCTGTCTCCGCTTCTTCTGACATCCACATCCTTGGTCAACCGGCCCATTAAAATCGCTTTATTCGTATGTCATCACTCTCCTTCTTCTACAACAACAGCCTTGAGGATCTCTTTGATGAACTTACGGAATTTGGCGTAAGGAGCCATCTTCGCAGGAGTATCAAACCACTCGCCGGTATGAATGTTTCTTGCCCTTCCTGCTTTCTTCACTCTACTGCCAAATTCGGCAAAATCATTGATCTCTACGGTCTTTCCTTCCTCAAGAAGCCTTGCCATAGTTACTGGGAAAATCTTCATAAGTGTCACCGCAGATTCGATTGTTACCGGCGGCATATCCGTATTCTTAATGTCCTTTACCATTTCTCTTGCAAATTCGCCTGTTTTAACATCTGCCATAAATTAACCTCCCAAATAAATTTCTGTACCTTTATCTGCAAGCCAGAATGACTGCTCGATAAATTCTTCTTCCATCTCCATTTTGACCGCATACGGATTGATGTTGTCTCTGCTGAGATGGATAAGTCCCACTGTGCTGAGACCGGGATGCAAAATGCTTCGAATGAATTGCTTGCAGGTCTGAACTTCCATATGTCCGAGGAACACATGATTATAATTCTCGGCATTCACATCCACGTTCTCTTTTGCGTAGTTGCACTCAATCATCAAATGATTGATTTTTTGACCGGCAAAGTTATACGGGCAATACTCCAAATCCGTCATAAACAGGAGCTTCCCGAATCCGGGATGGCTGATCAGGAATCCGTCACACTCAGTCTCGTTGTGAGGGACGCTGAAAGCCACCGCCTTAAAATTGCCGACAGAAAAAGAGGTATTCCGCTTGACTCCGAAAATTTTAAAACCGGATTTGCCGGAGATATCTTCTGATACCTCTCTGCTTGCGAATATCGGAAACCCGTACTTCGAATACTTCTTGACGTAGGCCGAGTGATCGTTATGAACATGAGAAATCAAACAGCCGGCTACTTTCGAAGTTTCGAAGTTGATTGCTTTCAAAAAATCCTTCGTATCGACTCCGCATTCTAGGAGAAGATACTCGCCATTCTGCTCAATCACATATCCGTTTCCGCTACTGCCGGAGTTAAGAACTTTTACAGTCATTTGAAATACCTCTTTTTTTCTGATTCCTGTATGTAAAATCGAGGACTAATTATCAGTACCCTATAATTTCCTCGACTGAAGGGAGTTATGCTCTCAAACGCCTATTGCAATAAGGGCTAGAGAGCGTAAAATTGATTCTACGAACGTAGACTACTCATCCTCTGACGAAATTCTTCTTTTTGCTCCTCCGTGAGAACTCTCACCGTCTTCTTTGACCGGAGCGAAATCAAACTGGTCGGACACTCATATGACTTACCGATGACTTCGCCTTTTATGGTCTCGGTTCCCGTACATTTCCAAAAGTCGGGATTATTTTCGACAAGCTTATCCAGTTTGTTGATGTACCTGGTATCGCTTGCATAGACCTTTGCGACTTTATCATTTCTGCCGAAGCTGATATGCACTTCCTGCTCGTCACTGCTCAAACTCATTGCTTACCTCCGTCATTTGCGAATCCAGTTCCGTCATTTCTCCGTCAATGACGAAGTCCTGAGAGTTTTGACGTTCTTCTATTTCGGCCTGAGATGTCTTGTAGACCTCGTCAGTCTGACTCATTGCATTGTTCTGCATGGTATTGAAGTCGAGTTTGAACTGTTTCATTGCCTTGTTCTTCATCTTCCGAAGAATCATTCCTTCCTGAGAGTCGAGCCAAGAAGGTGACATATATGGAATTGCAGACTCGACCTCCAACATTTCATCAAGAATGTCGCATTTCTTCAAAGCAGCGAGGATCTCTTTCTTCTTCTCGTCAATTTGAGCCTTGGCTTCTTTTGATGCCTTGAATCTACTCTCGGCAAGTCCGAATGTTTCGTTCTGGAGATTCTGTTTTACATGAGCAAACAGGCTCTGCATAACATCGTCTCTCTCGGCAATGGCATATTCAGTCCTGCCGTTGCTCATCAGAACCGGATAAACAACAGCGACATACTTCTTGCCGCCCCGGACCTTTTTATATTTCGGTGGAGTAATGTCAAGCCCTGTGTATTCCGGATACTCAAAAATATCTGTATCTTTAATTTCCCAAGGCTTGCCTACCTCTTTGACTCCATATCCGTATCTGCGGACAAGAGATTCGTATCCTTCGCCCTGGATGCCCATCTCAATGCGCTTTGTCCATTTTCCGGAACCTAACTGCACATTCCTTACAGAGAAGTACACCTCTCCTTTTGCAGGAGTAAGTTGTAATGATGCACAGTTTGTACACGCCTGTGCCGCACTGTCCAAAAATTTAGGATCGCCCAGTAAGTTGATGTCAAGGTTCGGCGTGACTTCAAGCATATGTTTCATTCCTTCAAATGCTTCTTTCGCGCACCTTTGCTGATAGTCGCTCGGAACCAGATCCATTTTCGAAAAAGCAAATTTTACTTCGTCCTGCACCCACACAAGCCAGTTGCCTGTCTCAGTGGTGGACGCTTTCGCCAATTCATTTGCCACTTATATCCCTCCTTTTTATTTCGGTGTAACATTCACCGGATAAAATACACCTTTGGTTATTTCTCTCTGCGGTTTCTGAAACGGACATTTGCCTTTTCTCGGCTTCGGAACCTTCGCAAGGGCAAGGCATTTACCGCTTACTCTTGCAAAACAAGAACCTTCAAACATGCAATTTGGTCTATCTGCCGGCACCGTCATCACCTCACAGTCAAGATATCGTCATCCGTCACCTTCAGCAGGATCAACTGGCAATCCATGTTCGGCTGATTATCGGAAGACAAGCATTCTGCATTATCGATCCATATCGGAGCATGAATGCCGTACAGTTTCTGGAAGGTCTTAATGATATCGAGAGCCACTGTAATCTGATGACCTGTGTTCAAAGAGTCATATTTGACTCCGTTATACATAATCTCGCAGGTCTCTTTGATGCCACCGTTCAGCTGCTTTTCAAACATCGTGAAATGTGCCAGTTCGAAGTTGGAGTTAATCTTCTGAGTCAACATTTCACTCTGTTTCCGGCTGAATTCTTCGCAAAGAATGACAACATGTTCGGCATCCGCAGTACGCTGTCCGAGGTCTCTCTGTTCCTTTTGTAAAGACTGGATTCGCTGTTTAACTGTATCGTTCGAAGCAATCACTGCATTGGCTTCTGTAATGCTTCTTTCCGTATCCGCAAGCATGGATTTCAGTTCGATTAGGTCGATTTCCATCTTACGGATTTCATCTGTTTTTTCGGACATTTTTTCAAGCCGAGAGCGCAGATAAGCAATATGTTCACCCATCGTTTTGATGGTTTGATTGTCAGAAACATCTGCTCTTTCCGGCAAGGAATTGTATTCCTTTTCGGCATCTTTGAAGTCTGCTTCTGCCTGTCTGAATTTATCCATTGCATCAAGAAAAAGAGTGTTGTGTTCGCTTGCCTTACCTGCCATCGCATCGCAATGAGCTTTGATTTTACGTGCCTTTCCCTTCACTGCAAACGCATCATTACCCTTCTTCTCTTCGAAGTTCTTATGGAATTCGTCCACTCTTTCCTGTGGAAATCTCTGACCGCAAGTCGGGCAAATTTCGGTAGAAGTATTAAACTGCCGAAGCTGAATCTCAGCGTACTCGGCCTTTAAATCGCCGAGTGTTTTAAGGTCATCATTGTATTCCTGCGCATACCTTTTGTAGTATGACCTGTAGTTCTCTGCATCGAATTTTGCCGAATTCATAGCTGCTCTTGTGCTCGATACACGGTCGTAAGCGGCCTGTTTTTTCTCCCGAAAATCTTGCTGAATCGAGTTATAAAGAGCATCACATTCCTGCTCTGCCTTGGCAATTTCCTGCTTGATTTTCTGCGATTCATCCTCGCTTTTTACCGCAGAAATCATCTCTTCCTGTGCCTTAATCTTGCCGAGAAGAGTGGCTTTTTGCTCTTCCAAAGAGCGAATATCCGGCACATCTGTAAGCTGTTTTGATGCTTCATCGATGCGGATCGGAACCTCTTCCTGTTCCTTTTTGAGCCGAGATAACTGCTTCTTGGCTTTTGCCATAGCACCGTCAATGCCACCTAAAAGCACATCATCACGAATGACTTTCCAGTGTTCGGGATCGCTGTTCAGCAGGTCTTCCGGAGTGTAATCTCCGCAGAGAGACAGCAGTTTTTCTCGCTTCTTATCTGCTTTCATCGAAGCGAAGAAGTAACAATCCGTCAGCAATCGGAAGTCATCTTCTTTGATGAGAGAAGCAATAAACTCATCATATTCTCTCTTAGTTTTCGGGAATCCGTTGATGTAAAATTCGTTGGTGTTGGCTGTCAGTTCCTTAGTCTCACAGCCTCTCTTCTTCGTCCATTTTTCCTTCTGAACCTTTTTCAGTTCATACGTAACATCGTTCCATTCGATAACTGCTCTGCCCATAATTTCAAGGTTGTGAACAGGATCGCCATTTTCATCCACCGACCGGATGAGAAGCTTCTGACTGCCGGACGAATCCTTGTCAAAACAGATCCAGTTGAACGCATCATAAAGTGTAGATTTGCCTGTAGCATTCTTGCCACATATAGAAGTGATATTACTGAAATCAATCAGCGTATGTTTGCATCCCTTGAAGTTTTCCAATTCCAGGGTCTTCAAAAATAACTTCATTTATTTTCCTTTCTGTGCTATAATGCACTTGTGTTCAAAATCCTTTCGAGCACTGAGCCGTGACATTCTCCTCATTTTGTCATGGCTCTTTTCATTTCTAGTTCAGCGGCTTCTTTGGCATTCTCCTTCATGTCGCATTTTGTGTACCATTCATAGAACGTCTTTTCTCTTCCTGTCCAAACTTCCTTGACATCGTCATAGTCAAAGCTCCGTGTTTCCCCTTCGTCTTCCACGAAACCTTCTCTGTTAACCGCCAGTACGATGACGCATACGATCAGGCCGAACAAGAACACTGCTACCCCGAGCAGGAATGCATTTTCGAGTGCAAAGCCGCCGGCGAACATTCCGATTATTCCGAGTAAATAGATTTTCTCCCCTTTGTTCATTTCCTTGCCCTCTTAGTGTCAGTATCCCTGTTCTTTGGCTATCTTTCTTGCCAGTGCGTTATCGTCAGCTTCTTTCATAAGTCCGGCGATGCCGTTTCTCGGAATCCAAGCTTCGATGTCATTTATTGCGCTGACATAATTTCCTTTCTTCGTTGTGCGGTACGGATATGCAAGATGTCCTTTATTGCTCACCTCAAGTCTGAGACGTTTTCTGAAAAGTCTGCCATACTTGGCGTTGATGGTTCTCTCTTCTACAGTCCACTTCTCAGGATTAACACCTACCCCAAGAAGGTTATATACGGTCTTGCTAATCGCAGAATCGATAGCGTTCTGCTGTTCGTATGTAATCTCCTCACTGTATTTAAGCTGTTCTACCTCACCTTTAATGGTAGTAACGTCATCTTTTATACCTTCAACTTCTTTTCCTATACCAACTATCGTACCGACAAGGGCATTTACGTTCTGAGACTGCTGTGCCACCAGATCCATAAGTTGTTGCATGTTGTAATGGTTTCCTACTTCATTCATTCAATAATTCCCTCCATATTCGCTTTCATTTGAGCCGCCCATGCCTCAATAGCATTCACAGCTTTTATGTATCCAATTCTTTCACTTTCTTCCATGTTGCTGATCTCTTGAGTAAGCCATATATAGCCGCCGTACTTCTCAATGAAATTAGAAACGCCTGCGCAGAAAAACAATGCGCTTCTCTTGATGTTTTCAGCTTTCTCGTTTTCCGGGCGATTCATCTCTGAAATGATGCTGTTTTTCTCGGCCTCAGCTTTTTTCCATTTATCTGCCATTTCGTCATAACGTTTACGCATATCGGAAAAATCTTTTTTATAACTGTCAGAGAGTTTCGCTTTTTCTTTAAGAGACTCATAATCAGCAGGAACTTTTTCCACAGTCTTCGTGACTACTTTAGGATCTGCATTTTGCAGTTCCTCGACTTGGCTTTGCAGATAATCCCGTTCTTCTTTTAGGTCAGTCATTTCGGCTTTAATCTTGTCACGCTCCGCTTTGATTTCTTTCAGGACTTGTGTCTTCGTGACTACTTCGCCATTGGCAATCGCTTCATCGATGACTTTTTGGACAATCTCGGGATTCTTCGCCATCTGTTGATAATCCTTGGCTTCTCGTTCGCTATAGCCCATTTCTTTGACTGCTTCGGTTTTTGTTTTTACATTCTGGACGCCGTTGTCCTGAATGGTAGATGCGAAACCTTGGGCTTTCGGGATTGTCAGAAGTAACTCCCCAATCCTCTGCTCTGCCGCAATCAATGCTGTTGAGATTTCCTGTGCTTCTTTTAATGTCTGATCTCTGATTTCCTGCGCAACAGATAATTTGTTGACTGTCTGAAGTTTCAGCATATACGCTTGCAGCTTCGCTTTTCCGACAAGGACAAATTGCGTTAGGTCTTCCAACGTGTCCGGAAGTTGAATGCTTTCATATTCAACAACTTCGTTCACTTGCTCTCCTCCTGTTTAATATTGCTGACATTCCAGGCGCCGCCGTAGCGACCTTCGTATATCAGTCGCAATGCTTTGAGCAGTGTTTCAGGAATCATATCTCTTCACCGCCTTTGTGTTCAAAGTTTTTAACACTCGGGGTAAAAAAATAAGTAGATATGTCCTCATATTCAAGTCCAAGCAATTCGGTTGCTTTAACAATATCCGGCTGTCCCCACGGTACTTTACCGCTCATTTTAAGTGACATTGTACGCTCAGACCATTCCATTGCATCGGCAAAATTGCCCTGTGTGCCGAATTTCTCGACAATTCTTCCCCGAAGTTTTGAATAGTCAAATCCCAATTTCTCCAAACGCTTCACCGCCTTTCTGTTTTTGTTGTTCTAAGTTTTTAACAAACTCATAATATCATCATCAACTGGTTATGTCAATAACCAAATTCATTTTTTTTAACATTCTGAATATCTTCTCTTGAACTATACTTCAAAGCATGGTATACTTTCCTTATAAAAGCAAATCACAAGGAGGTGCTGAAATGGAAAAAGAAAACACCGCAATCCGCTTGAAAAAGATAATGCAGGAGAGAGATCTCCGGCAAGTCGATATTTTGGAACTCGCAAAACCGTACTGCAAGAAATTTGGAGTAAAAATGAATCGGTCGGATTTGAGCCAATATGTGTCTGGCAAAACAGAACCGAATCAAAACAAACTGTTCGTCCTTGCAAATGCTCTGAATGTTAACGAAGCGTGGCTTATGGGCTACGGCGATAATCCTGCTCGAAATCCGAAACAAGAACTCGCAGACGGCATCAGTCAAAAAATAGAATCGGAATCGGTCGATCCGTCAAAAGTTCTGTATAATTTTGAAGTCACAAGAGACGAAATGAAGATGCTTCAGAAATATCGCGATTTGGATGAGCATGGAACGGACATTGTAAATACCGTCTTGAAGAAAGAATTTGACAGATGTGCTGACGAGCAAAAGCACGGCATTCCTCTGACAAGAGAAATTTTGGAACAGATCCCGTTTGAACAGAGACTGGCACTGCTGAAGTATGAAGACGAGCCGGAATTTAAACTTGTAGCAAGGAAAAGAGGTAAGAGAGATGTTTGAGAAAGAGGTACTCGCTCTTTACAAATTTGCCGGGATCAAATCTTTTCCTATAGACATATATGCGATCATCGCTGTTCTCGGCTACAGGATACTGACCTACAAAGAAGCCGCTTCTAATGAATCACAACTTCAAAGAATGAAACTAATATCCGGCGATGCATTTGTTATCCGAAAATCAAAAGTCATCTGCTATAACGATCAAGTGCCTTTTGAAGAACGAATCAGATTCTCTCTTGCCCACGAAGTCGGGCATATCGTCATGATGACGGATGATGAAGATATAGCTGATGCATTTGCAGCTGCTCTCCTCGCTCCGCAATCGATGATATTTGCCCGTCAAATCAAAACAGCGGAAAAGATATCGGAGGCATTTCAAATATCCGTCACAGCGGCAAATAAAGCGGTTCTCGACCGTCCTGTGTTTCCGACAGATGATATGCTTGCCATGATAGATTACTTCGGAGAACGCCACACCTGTCCATGGCCTTTCAATCAGCCTGATGCAGTTGTCGCAAAATCTGCACCGGTTCCTGCTAAGATTGTTCATGCCGAAATTAAACAGTTCCCGAAAAAAGATAACCGTCAGAAGATAGCAAGTCTCCGCAGACAGATTGCCAGAATCAATACATCCATTCTTAATATAGATTTTCAAGATAAAGACGCACAAACCAAATACGATAAATATAAAGCCAAACTGAGAGAAGCCGAACAAAGGTTGTCCTATCTCACTGAGGAGGTGATGTAATGCCAATTATCAGAGCCGCACTCTACATGCGTGTAAGTACAGATAAACAGGTGAAGGAAGGAGACAGCATCGCCGCACAGCAATCTGCTCTACAGAAATACGCAAAAGAAAAAGGATATGTCATCGTAGGAGAATACATAGACGATGGTATAAGCGGCACCAAAGCCGACAGAGATGAATACCAAAAAATGTTATCGGATGTGCAAGAAAGAAAAATAGATCTTTTGATTTGCACAAAACTAGACAGAATACATAGAGGATTAAAAAACTTTCTTTTGATGCAAGAAATATTTGATAAATACGGAGTTAATTGGATTGCTATCTGGGAACCGATTTACGATACATCCACTCCGCAAGGCAGATTGATTATCAATCAAATGATGTCCATAGCGCAGTTTGAAGCAGAAAACACATCGCAAAGAATAAAACAGGTCTTCCAATATAAAGCGGAAAAAGGCGAAGCCTTGTCAGGCAATGTACCGCTGGGATATAAAATTCAAGACAAACATCTTGTTCCTGACGAGAATGCAGAGTATATTCTGCAAGCGTTTGTCTATTTTGCACAAACGTCTTCTATCTTCGGTACAATGAATCACTTCTCTCATCTTGGGATTTTTCCAAAGACGAGAGGCTCATTTAAGTGGCTGCTTAAAAACGAGAAGTATAAAGGATGTTACAAAGGCAAATCCGGCTATTGTCCTGCTATTGTACCGAAAGAACTTTTTGATGATGTCCAGAATAAATTGCTGAAGGATGTCAGGAAGAGTCAAAAACACACATACATTTTTTCGTCACTTGTTGTCTGTAAAGAGTGCGGTTGTAAAATGACAGGGCAATTGCACTATAGCTATAAAGGATCTAAACCGCAGAAGGTGTATATCTGCAAGAGCCACTACAATATGCGTCCCAGAACGTGCTCCAACGCAAAGAAACTGAATCAAAATGTTTTGGAACGTTACCTTCTCGAAAACATAAAGCCGTTATTGGAAATGAAAGTCGATGCGGTCCGGAAAGAAAAAGAAACGGATAATTCTGCAAGGATCGCATATCTGGAAAAGAAGATTAAGAAGCTGAAAGAACTGTACATCAATGACCTTATTGATTTGAAAGAATACAAGGAAGATAAAGAGTCAGCACTAGCCGAAATAAACGCTCTGCAAGCCCACAGAACGGTCGATACGAAGCCGTATGAAGATTTTATCAAACTGAACATTGGAGAGCAATACAAGACGTTTACGGACGCTGAGAAGCGTATATTCTGGAGAGCATTGATAGATAAGATAGTATTCGATACGGACAGAAATCTTTCTGTTTTATTTTTAGAGCATTATGGGGGTTCTAAGTAAAGGTAGCCGTTCCGATACAGCCTATTAGAACCCCCACGCCTACTATTATCCTTATTCTGAACACTGTAAGTGTCCTTTAAATCACTCAGCTTCCGGTTCTTCAACCTCTTCCGGTTCGGGTGTCGGAATGCAGCTTTAAGTAACTAAACAGTGTGGGATTCTTTCCACCTTTTCTTTGCGTCTTTCACCGTCTGCACGTTGTCTTCATAGAAATACTCATCCGCTTTTTCCAATGGCGAAAATGTTTTCTTTTTGATGTTCATTTGTGTCCTTTGAATTCTTTCATGCTGTAAAAATAGATTTATTGAATAATAATGTTACCAAAATATTCGCCAACATCTGGAGCTGTTTGTACATATAGTACGTTTCCATAAATAATATTATTTGCGGTAACACTATCACCACGTATTGATTCTCTATCGCATCTAACTCTATTATTCGACACCGTACAATATCTAATTGCATATGCTTGTAAAAATCTACCATAAACAATGTTTACATCAATCTGATTAGAATCGACTATGCACCTTTCAAAAGTTCCAGAAAATTTAATAATACTACCGTTGGAATTTGTTTTCTCATTAAACTTTATAATATTCGACACAAAATTAGAATAATACGCATTTGCTCCTGAAATAATTATGTGATTCCCAACTTGCCCTATAATAGTATTATACGATACACAGGCCTCCTGAATATTACACGAAAAGTCGCACAATCCATCATAAATACCATCATAATAATTATTCTCTATTTTCAGTCCAGTCAAAGGTGTGTTTGTAGGCGATGTAAATTTATAAATATAATTTGTTATGCCAGCTTGACCAATTTGCGCGTGAAATGTATTATTTCTGATTATGACTCGCCTAAAGGCAAAATTGCCATCAATAATAGATTCCCCATCTTCCACATCTGTAAAAGACAAAATAAGAAAACTATGAAAACCATTACATTGGCAGTTTTCAAAAACAAAACCTCTACCCGTCAAATCAAAAACTATCTCAAAAAATGTAATATTGCAATTCTTAACAACAATATCTAAATTTTCAGAACTAATTTCGCTTTTGCAAAATTTATATCCCGATCCAAGCACATTATCAAGCGTTAAATTAGACGTTATTGTAGCAGAATCTATATATAAGTAGCCAGTTGTCAATACAAAAAGAGTTTTATTGTCTTCTACAGGTTCGAAAATTATCGTAGGAATGGTTCGATTGCCGCCTCCTATACCGATAAGATTGGTAATAGTATTTACGGTAATTGAACTCGTTATACGATATTTCCCGCTGATTATTTTTTTCCTGTTACTATCATTTATGAACCTTTGAAACGGTACAGTATCATCAGCTATGCCATCCCCTTTTGCTCCAAACATTTCTGGAGTTATATAATTAATGGCGCTCTTTATATCACCAACCTCCTGATTTAAATCTGCCTTTATATCAGAAATCTCATCCCCGACCTTCTTCGCATCTGCCGCCGCTCCCGTAGTGGCCAGTGTGGCATCCACCTCCGGCACAGTATATGTATCATTCAAGCCGGGAAACTTGATTGATTTCAATGGTTTATTTGCCATATGTTTAGATCACCTCCGTGATTGTAATAGCACCGTTGCTGTCCAGGAAACTGTAAAGGCTTCCTTTGTCACCTTTCTCACCTTTCTCACCGCGGATAGAAGGTGTGGTATACGATGTTCCGTCTGAAAAAGTAATCGTGAGCGTATAATCAGCATTAAGCACCGTAGAGGCTACAGATACGCCCTGTTCACCCTGTACGCCGCGGCTTCCCGTCTCACCTTTTTCTCCACGGATAGAGGGACTTGTGTATGATGTCCCGTCAGACAGCGTGATTGTTAGCGTGTAGTCGGCATTGAGAACACAAGACGCAACAGAAACACCGGTGTCTCCCCTGTCTCCTTTATCCCCTTTATCGCCTTTCGGCCCTCGAATGCCGTACACATCGCCCTCTATCGTCCCTTGTGTTAACGTCTCTATATTAGCCATCATGTCACCTCTTCCGTTATTTTGAATTTCTTCTTCTTCAAGAAAGTAACTGTAAAACCGTCAGATCCACGGACAAACTGTGCATCATACCGATAAGTGCCAAACTCCAAGTTCTTTGTATCTTCCGGTGTGATCAGGATGTTCGCCGGATTTTCGCGGCAGATTTTTGGAGCGATAGCATAGTCTTCGTCATCGTAATCAGACTTGACGGCAAACTGTATCGTGTCCCCGTCTTCCAGTTCGTACGCTTCCTTGTCAACCTTAAACACAACCGCAAAAGGTACGCTATCACCCCGTGTCATAGTGATGTTGAAATTATCGTCTATCTCAAAATGCATCGGATACCTCCTTATGTCAGCCCCGATTTAAGTTTATTCCAGGTCTTTGCGCCACAAGTTCAAACAGCGCCCGTCACCTCCCGTTGCTCCAACCGCCCGTCATCCAAGCCCTAATAGCGAATAGGACTTGGACGATTTTGAGCAACATTAAAACTTCGGGACAATGTAGCCCCGGATATAAAGACCGTCCACGTACATAGTGCGTCTTGAAACGCTGTCATTACGGTTGCCCTCAATAACAACAAATCTGTTGCCCTCGATGGATTCCACCATACCGACATGATCGGCAACACCTTTGTTATCTCCGTTGGGTCCGGTGGTGTCCTGCCAGTCATAAAGAATCAAATCACCGGGGTTCGGGCGGTAACTGTCGGACTCCTGCCAGATGTCAAACTTCTGCGCAATGCTAATCATGTACGGGCAGGAAATCTCGATAGGAATAACATCATCAACACCGCAAGCAATAGCCGCCGCTGACACAGTGCAAGCGCACCATGCCCACTGGTACTCCATGCGAACATTCCGTGTACCCCATTTTGCAACCGCTTTTGCAAGCCCCTTATTGTAAGTATCTATGATGGATCTGAAACTGCCATCAGCTTCATTCTTTCCAACCCACGCCTGCATCTGTCTTACATAAGCAAGTCTTCTGTCACTGAGAGCCGGAGTGACTACTTCTGTCTTGGCTTTAAGCAGTTCGTTCACACGCTTCTGTACGGCATCATAGTTTGCTCCAAGTGCTTTTTTGCGGTAATCGCCTGTTCCGTATTTTCCGGCAATAACATCCTGCGCAAGTTGGTCGATATTCGGAGACTGAGCAGGAACAGCAACAGGAGCAAGCAGTTCGTTGACTTTTTTCTGCACTTCGTCATACCTTGCGCCAAGTGCAACTTTCCTAGCTTCACCACTGCCCCATTTTCCGGCAATAACTTCTTTCGCCAGTTCTTCTGTGGATTTGTTGAGTTCATATGCTACCGGCTCTGCGACAATTTCTTCCTGTTCATACCAGATGTCATAGTCAAGTGCCTGTGTACCGCTTCCGGGAAGGACTCTGCTTCCGCATTGCCAAATCAAACAGTCTTTGGAGCGTTTTGTGGAATACTGTGCATACCAAACAGGATACCGAGACAGGATGTCATCACCGTACATCCGCACCCAATAGTCCAAATTGGTATAGATACCGACAGGATACCCGGCATCCTTGACGGTCTTGCAGAAAGTTTCCGTAAACAGCCTTACTTCTGCCGGACCGATGACAACACCCTGGGCTTTGGCTTTTGTGATGGTATCGTACTCAAGGTCAGCCCAAATCCAAGTAGATTTCGGAAGACCGGCAGCTGCTACATTCTTCAGACAGGACTCCGCTTCTGCTTTTGCCTGTGCGTTATTGACAGCATAGATGAAGTGATACACACCTCTTATCGGAATACGTGCCGCTCTGCACCCGTTGATGTGCGTGTCGAACAAATAGTCTTTTCTCGTTCTGCATCCTTCACGGAGGATTGCAAAATCAATGTGTTTGGAAAGAGTAGTATAATCGAGACCGTTATTCCACTCTGAAATATCAATGCCTTTTAATTCTCTCATATACTTTTTACCTCACTGAAAAGGGAGAGGACTGCTCCCCTCCCTGTGTTTGGATTTATTTGTCTACTTCCGGTAATCCTGCCACCGACGTGAGCAGTGATAAGATACCGGCTAATACCGATGCGCTTGCTACTACCTTCCAGTCCACCGCACTGAGTACGGCACTCGAGCCGATAGTTGCTACGGCAGTCTGGGCCACGGTTTTGATCGCTCTCACCGCGGCCGCTTTCCACCATGCTTTACTCATGTCTTTCATCTCCTTCCGTTGATGTTCCCGTCAGCTTGTCTATCTGTTTCCATGCGGATTTCAGTGACTGATCCAGGCGGATAAGCTTGTCATGATCCGCTCTCTGATCAGTTTTAAGCCCGGCTATTTCTGCCTTGATATCAGAAATGCCGGACTTGATGGTGTCAAGAGAGACGATGACGGTGGTTAATTCTGTTGTATTCTCTTTGTTATTTCTGGACAGGAAAGAATATCCTGCCAGCAGCAGACTACATAAGGCTATTGCGATGCTTACATAGTTCATTACGCGCCTCCTCTAATGGGGTATTTAAGGTTGAGCATCTTAATCCCTCCTCCTATAATGGTGCTGTGGTTGATAGTTGCTTAGTTGGTGCAGAAACCGAGAGCGATGTAAAATGTGTACAGTTTGGGAAATCCGACACACTTTTGAATCGTATAGACCTGAAGCTGTCGGGCTGTATGGTGGATATGGGCTTAAAGTGAGAAGCCCAGGGCCAGCGGGCCGACAGCCGAGGCGTAGTAATTGGCATTGCTGCCGCCGATGGAGATATCGTAGAAGTAATTGGTGCTATAAGCAGACCGCAGCCACCACCACGAGGCGCTGGACGCGCCTGCTTTCATCTTCTTATGACTTGCATTATCCGTGAAGATTTCAGAATATCTCGGTCCTTTCGTCTCGAAATATTCTGTAGTGCCATCAAACATTTCATGTCTGGACGGAATCCATACATCTTCAGTGGATGCAACGTCATTAACTGCACTACCAGATCTGAAAATTCTACTATACTTCGTAACAGGTTTGATTGCATTTCTAACATTTTCCGGAATGAGAGGTTTGATAGTCTCTTTGAGGTATGTCCTCATTTCAGATGCCTCCCATCCGCCTTCTGTCGTGTTAGATGCATTCATTCTGTAGTCCGTCTTCAGCAGTTCCATACTCAGCCAGTCATAAGTAGCCGTGCCGCTGCCGGATGCAAGAGGACTGGTATTCTTACCAACAATTTGCATATTAACAATTCCTTCTGTACCCAAATCAAGAGGCTTATAATTTCCTACTTTATAATCAGCTGTTCCATTATTTATTTTAGATATTATCGTATCCCAACTGTCTGTAATTTCTGCTACTTCAACAGGTGAACCGAATTTAGCAGTAAAAGTAGTATTTCCCTTCACTGTAGCACTTGCAGGCTCCCATCCTTCAAACGGATAGTCTGTAGCACTACCCTGAGATGTTGTAGGTGTTGCACCAGTATAAGCATTAGCTGCTGTCACAATAGTACCGTAGTTGACATTGCTTATCGTCTGCAATGTTCCGCCGCCGTCAGCCGTAGCCTTGACAAAGGTTACGTTGTACTTGCGGAGCGTACCCGTGAAGCAGGCGTAGACGTTTCGGTCGGCAACAATATTTGTAAGTGCATCATCATCAACCGTGTTGTCATCGGTACCCTTTGACCATCCCGCGAAGGTATAAGTGTACTGTGCATCCGATGCCTTTGTCGGCGTGGTACCTGTGTATGTACCGTTGCCGCCATCAAGGACGGTCTGAGTCGCACTGTCGATGCGAGTCGAACCATTCCAGAAGTAAAGCTGTGCGGATGTGTGATCTGCCGTGACATCGATATACGGATACCGTTCCTCATAGTCTGCTATCTGTGCGCCTGTAAGAGTATCAGTAGAAATCTTGCCGATAACCGTTGTCTTACATCCACCGTCAGCAATAGCAATCGTATCACCGTTCGTATCGATTCCACGCATGGTATCAAGGATAGCAAGTACAGATTCGATTTCTGCCGCATCCGTAAGCCTCCACTCAAAACCAACAAGCCTGAGTCTTGTACCGCTCTGAGCATTTGCATATACCGCACGAAGTATCGTCAGCATATCAAGGTTGGTTCCTTCAAGCCTCAGTGCTTCGATGTTTGCATAAGATGCGATCTGAAAATCAGTAATCTTTTTCTGATTCAGTACGGTCAAGTTTTTGATCGTTTCGGGCAGATGCAGTTTCTTTAAGTTGCCGCCGTTCGGGAGTGTCAAGCCTGTTATTTCAGTACCTTCAAAGTACGCCTCTTCCAGTATGGAGCATCCCGAAACATCTACCGCCTGTTGTGTATGACCTTGCATTGTGGTATCGCCTAATCCGACACAGTTTCGTGCATCAATGACTTTAAGCAGTACATTGTTACCGAGCGTCATCGCTCTCATGTTCGGATTGGAGTAAGAGGCACTCTCGTCACCGACTTTAAGGCTCTGTAACCTTGTTGCTTTAGAGATATCACAAAGGCCGACTTTAAGTCCGGAAAGATCACCAATACTCGCAAGCTGTGACGCACTATGAATAATGACCACGTTATCATTCATGCTCTGATACGGGCATAAATGTATTGCTGTAGTACCCCTTGCCGTCCTCTTTGAATCATACGTCCCATCCCAGTTGACCGTAGTGTAGATATCAGCATACGGTGTGATGCTGATATTGCTGACTGCGTACGGTCTGATTGTGATGGTATCGGACAGTGCATCTCCTGCGTTGAATTTCGAATCCATATAGCGGAAACGATTGTAAAGCCACCATTTTCGCTGTTCCGTCTTCAAGCCTAAGAGCATACCGAGATAATCGGTTCCGTCTTCAAGGTACGGCTGAATGTACTTGTAATCCTCATCTTCGTTAACAAGATTCTCAGGCCATTTAGACTGATGTTCCTCAAAAGCTGTCTCGATCTTATCGTATGATAATGCACCACTGTTTCGGAGTGTCCTGTACATATCCGCTATCTCGTCCCCGAAAGCATCACGAATGTTATTCCACAGGACACTCTTCTGACCGTTAAATACATCTGCGCCGTCTATGGTATCGGTATCCTCAAGGTTGTAAGAGAAAACAAGTTCACCTTCATTATTTATTCCGAGTGCCGTATCCATATCGTACGGCAGAAAGACAATCTTTTTCTTTATGCTCATTCCGTAACCACCGCCTCTCCGATAAATGACGGGAATGCGTTCTTCGCTCTGGAGTCAACCATTAAGAACAGTTCCGTGAACAGCCAGTAGAACAGTGCGCTGTCAATCTCGACATAGTTTCCGACTTCCGCTTTGAATTTGGCAAGTCTGTAAGCCACCGTATCATTGATATATGTCACGCCATCATAAGTTACGGATTCCGCAAGCGCATCTCCCGTAGCCGTAGTCCTATCAGTCGTTGTGATCCACTCTGCAAATGACTGCAGCTGCGTGGGGTCTTCGTATGCCGGCTTGGTGTCGGGATAGCGTGCCTCAAAATCCGTCTTCCATCCCGGATCTGAATAGTCGGCAGTCTTCCATAATGCCCAGAGGCCTGTGTTATTCAAGGTCTCCCATGATTCATCCGGTTCCGCAAAGCCAAACACATCCTCGTTTGATTTGTCATTGTTAAAGTTGTATTTCCCCATAAAAGTTGTCTCTTCCCCGTCATCGTAGAAAATGACAATCGGAAAACCATCAATACCCTGTCTGACTTTAGGATTAGCCACCTGTGCGGGAGTCTTATACGGGCAGGCAACTTCGTATGCTCTCACCAGCTCGACATTGTTCGCGCCCTCACTAGATGCCACGTCCGCCTTAAAGCAGAATGTTTTAACCGGGATAGCATCGTCATTTATGGCATATTTACTTACGTGGCTTCCACCGTTCATGTCAAAACCACCGTTGAATTTGATCTTCCAGTTCTTGCGAGGATAATACTGAGAAGATGTACCTTGGATGTCTATCTCAGCATCCACAAAAGTAAATCCTTTTGACGGATGTACGGGATCAACGTATGTACCGGAACAAGGCTTCTTATCTCCTTTACTGCTAGGCAATTCGGGAGCTGTGAGAATAAGATACGGAAGGTTTGAAGGCAGGTTATTAATCGTAATAGCCCCGTAAGCATCATAGACATTATTCCGAGTATATCTCTCAAGCATCAAGGAACCGTCCTGTGTATCAGCTATCCAGTTTTCCACAATCTGCTGTGACGATAAGTTATTGTCATACACTCTGATGTTGTAAACATCAATGGTGCAATCATTGGAACCGATGGAAATATCCACAGGCATGACCTGCGAAAAATCATCATCATCGGGATATGCCACAACGCCCGAAGCTATACCGTTAATGTAAATAAACAGCAGTCTTGATTCCGCTCTCTTTCGGCAGACAAAAGCAAGTCGAACGTGTTCGTCCTCTTTGTACTGCGTACTTATTTCCGACTGTTCTGAAGTTAATGTGGCTTTCTGGGCTGTGACCTTCAAACCTCTGCCGCCGCTCATACAAGACAGGATCGTTGCATCATAATCAAGCACGTTCCGTGTGGCAAACTCCAGTTCGATTGTCTTTCCCGTAGTTCGGAAATCTGTACCAAACAGCTTATACGGAATAATGACTCTCGCATCTCCCGAAACTCTCAGACAGGTGATGCCGTCCGCATCCTTCTGCCATCCGTCAGATGCCCAGTTGAAGCCTGTCAAAGTCGATTCAACATTTCCGTATTTCCATTCCGCTCTGTCATCAGCATTGTTACTCCGTCCTTCGCTTGTCAGATACAATGCAAGCGCATCTGTAACGGGTTCTACATCAATTTCAGATTCCGTGACAGTGATAGCAAACGTCTTTTCCGTTCCTCTACAAGCGAGTTTGATCGTGAGCGTTCCCGCCTCATTCGCCCTGTATGCGTAAGCCTGTTCGTTTCTGTCTACATTTTCCGTTGCGACCTGTTCATTGTTCGCATATATCTTGACTTCCGCAACGGCGTTGACGGGATCATATACCTGATACGGTATCTGAATCGTTGCGTACTGTTGCTGAGTATATGCAGAAAAGTTACTGGTTATGATCGGAACCGTACTGAGAGGATCAGCATAAATAAACTCAAAATAAAGTTCATTTGAAGATACCGTCTCGCCGTTAATTTCTGCTGTGAAATACACCCTCAAACTGTGTGCGCCATGACTCTGAGCAGGGATTGTGACAGAAACATCCTTATTGGAGAGGCTCGTTACTTTCGTTTCGGCAAGCTGTCCGTCAATGTAGTAGTAAATCGTCTTTTCGACATTTCCCGTAGGTGTACAGGTGAACACGAAAGGCCCGGTGTAAACTTTTGTGGTGTCGAAGTAAGACGAAAGACTCAGTACAACTTTTGTCACGTTATAGTTCAGACTCCTGCTGTTGCCGGAAAGGTCAATAACCTTCATGGTGACAGTATGCGTTCCGTTCGATACATAGCTTGCAACATCAATAGTGACGTTGCCTTGCGGTTTGTTGAACGATGCCCGTACCACTCTATCGACAAGCACTTGTACAGTTCCTTCGCCTGTTGGAATATCATCCTGTGTGCTTGACCATGTGAAGCTGATCGGACAAGTGCCGTTGCTCTCAATGGTTTTTGATACCCATCCCGAAGTGTTCGCAATCGCCATTGTGGTTGTGGACTGATCACCGCCACCACCTCCACCACCGCCTATTCCTGTGATGGTAAACAGCACTTCGTTGTCATGTGCAAAGTAGGCAACGCCATTCTCGACATACCCGTTATTAACTGCCTCAAGCATCTGCAAATCCAAGGAATCAACACGATCCTTCAGATTTCCTTGCGAATTGATAAACTCAGCTACTTCGTTTTCGGCATCTGTAGCATGATTGAGGGCATCTGTAGCAATCTCTTCCGCATTGGTAGTCATCGCAAGGATCTGTTGCGCTTTGGTGTCGATTTGCTCATTGACCTCTGTACCTTTATCATCAACCGCTCCGACAGATTCTGTTTCGGCATTATCTATGGCAGTCAATGCTTCGGTCTTTGCAGTTCCGATATTGGCAATTGCCTGATCTTTTGCATCGGAGATATCGCCGAGAGTATCGTCTCTTGCTGTCTCAATTGTCTCTACCGCGCTTGCCAGTGTACTTTCCGCATCGGATGCGGACTGTGCCGCGTTCTGAGCGGATGTCTCCGAAGCAGTTGCGCTGTTTGCGGATGACGTTGCCGACTGAGCGGATGCCGTAGCCGATTCCTGTGCATCTTTCGCATAGAGTCTTGCACTCTCATCATAATTATGAAGTTCATCGTATGTTGCCATACGTTTTGCTTCTCCTGCGGTAAATGCTACATAAGCAGCCTTACCGTCAGTAGCAATCGGGTCACCGGACTGGACTATGGCAATTTCGCCCGGTACCATCTTTGTAGGGTCATAATTGGTATATGCCCCTCGTCTGTGTTGGATAGCCATATCAGCCCTCCTTTGTTTTATTCGGCAGAATCAACAAATGCCTGAGCATACGCTTGCAAATCCTCCGCAAGTTTCTTTGCTGATGCATCTGTAATGATCCTGTCGATACGTTTATTATCGGCAATAATTTTGCCTGTTTCCGGGTCAATCTCCGAATAAGTAATACTCATTCTTCTTCCTACTGCATCGTTCCAGATTGTCACTGATGTTACTACCTTCATGCTGCCGCCTCTCTTTCATGTGCTATCTCTTTAATATGTTCCGCAGCCGAATCACCATAATCTGACTGTGTTTTACTGACATGACTATTAGCCAATCCACTATAATCTGTCCTATCAGTTTTAATTTCAATCGGTGTATCTAATCGTCTTTCTTCGTATCCTGTCTGTTTTGCTTTGATTTCCCATCCGAATGATAATCCCGGAGTACCCTCTACGATAAAATACGATTCCGCTCGTTTTGATATATAACACTCTCCATTTCCGTATTTTTGAATGAACACTTGATATTGAGTAGTTGATACTGTTTCAGCAAAAGTTGGGTCAATTATTATATAACATTGGCCGTCCTCTCCGATTACGCCTTCCCCTATGTCACCAAACATCGGTGTAGGTGTTTCATAGCAATACAAAAGACGTTCACCATAATCTTTTGTTTGGGCAAGACGAGATTTAGTTCCGTCAACTACAACATTTCCGTCAACATTAACGTTTCCCCATACATCAACATTTTTTACCACACGAAAATCATCATCAACTTCAGTAAATCCATGAAGAAAAATACCGTTGGTAAGATATGTTTGAAGACTTCCCGCATCTGTATCCAAAATAAATTGATTGTCGAAGGTATTCATTATTCGCAAATATCCTGGATACAACTCAGATTGATTATCACCTGTCCCGTATTGAGATATTCCTATAGCACTAAATCTCGATATTTGAGTAACCGGATTTCCATATATAAAAGCAATAGATGGGTATTCGATAGTTATACTATCACCGGGCACATAAAATGGTAATGGAAGTGAATAAAACCTATCAGATTGATTGATTACTAATCGGTTGTTTATCCCGCTTTTTTCATTATTGATTACTAAACCTTCTGTACTCAGTGTTATGTGACCGCCATAATACGGATCTATGCTATACGGTATCCTAATCATAGAACTGTTATTACCGTCAACATACACGTAATTGTCTGCGGTAAGCGATTTCGCCGTCAGTCCGGTGTTTCTCCACTCTCCGACCTGATTACCGTTTGCATCAAGCATCCGTAATAAACCGTTAATATTATCTTGTCCACCTAATGTTAATGTGCCGCCAGTACCTCTATCAAAATTGATTTTAATAGTATCTATAATTTGAGCAATTAAGGTTCCGTTGACCGTAAGGCCGTACCAAACAGGATTTGGGTCTGTACCGTTTGCCGTCATTGTTATACCGACATCAGAGACCATAATACGAATATCCGATGCGTTAAGACCAGATTGATCTGTGGCTGTTCCGTCCGGGCCTTTGTTGTGCAGATAATGAGTAACCGCTCCTGTTTGTGGATCTGTGATGTCAGTCTGATACATTCCGTTTGCGTTTGTTATTGCATCAGAAAGCCTTTGTTCGGCAGCTGTCCAATCGTCAACAGATTTTTTTATCTGCTTTCTCAATTCCACATAGTTCTTTGTTTCGGCAGAATACCTCGCTGCACTGTTTCGTGCAGGAGTTTGTGCAGAAGAAACAACAGTCTGCTGACCAAACGGTGAGAACACTGTCTTAGAAATCAGTATCGGATAATTGTTTCCTTTCCTATCAAATATGATTCCGACATCACCGGCTTCAATACTTGGGTCTGAAGGAATCGACACATTCGCTTTACGGAAAGTCAGACCGATAAGCTGAACACCGAGCCATCCAAGGATGTCATTCACATTGCTTTCGGTAATCAGTTCATTGTTGGAAATCTCAACTACATAGCCGGCAGTTCCTTCCATATGAGATACGATTTCATTTCCAGATTCGGAATTACTGTTTGCTTTAACGAGGATCCTCACGCCTGTAATAACCACATCGTCTACGGATATGCTGTGGCTGAATGTTGAGCTGATGACATGTACATTCTTCAGAACCTGCGTGAAATCTCCGTCATCATAAACATATCCTGTGTCCCAGGGATTGAAAGAACCACCGTCCGCAGTATCGCCTGTCTGATAACTGGATGATGTAGTCTCATCGAATACGCCTCCGTCAAGACCTTCAAGAAAGCTGTCCAGAGCATTCGTGTCATACCATTTCAGTTCTAGTCTGCCGTACACATCACATCTTGCAAAACATCCGCAAATCTGAGCGACCCATGCGATGACTTCCCGGCATGAACACGTATCTTTCTCCGGACCTGTCGAAATTTCGAATGTTCTGTGTGGAAAGTTCACAGTTCCGAGAGCAACACCGCAATGACTGCAAATCGCATTTACGATTTCCTGCGCCTGTGCCGGAAATGTTATATTTATCTCCGAGAACGGCACATCGAATTTTGACATATAGTCAAGTAGATCCAAAGATATAATCGTTTCATCGTAGTCTGCCGTATCGACAATGAATGTGCCTTTGCGCAGTCTCTCGACTTCACCGTTTGCTCCACAGGCAAGGCCGATATTTGTGATGACTTCCGCACCTTCGAAGGTGTAATCGTTGAAGTCTTCATACATATTGTTCAGCCGAAGCTTCTGTTTGTTGATAATCGCCGCCCCGATCTGAAAGTCGCTGTCAGAAGAAACTGCATCCTCAAAAGATAAACTGCCTTGCCAGATATCTTCATTTGTAAGATTCAGTACGGTTCCGTCTGTTAGTGTAATCTTTACGGTTTCTAAATAATTTCTGTTTCCGTCATATAAAGCCTGACGGAATTGCGGAGTAACATTTATCATCCCGTCCGTCACCTCTCTATGATGTCAAATGTTATTGTTTCGATTATATGCCTGTTCAACTGCCACATCTTCACCGGAGCTTGTCTGTCACCTACGTAGAAGGTTCTTGTCTCATACTGATTGTTGAGCATATCGAAGTATCTGACATTGACATATTCCGGCTGAAACGCTTGCAGAATCTGTGCCGTCACTGTAGTGTCTTTAACTCTCCATCCAAGCTGAATCTTTCTTTTCTGAGCAATTCTTGCTTTGTGCATCAGAGCGTCTTCTGTTCGTCCTGCTCCGGGAGCGCTGACATCTTGCAGTGACCATGTATATACATAAGGTTGAGGCAATGCCACACCATCTACGATTATGAGTTTGTTTACATCGGACATTTTCCCTCACCTCTTTCATGAGAAAAGGCACTCAAGCCATCAGACTCAAGTGCCTTATGTTAATAAGAATAACTCGGAGTTGCATTGTATCTCTGGTCTAGTCTTGCTCGTCCTCTGGATACTGACTGAGCCAGCGCTTCGTCATCCGTCTTTAGAATGGATTGCACAATGACTTCTACGGTCTGCGGATTCTGAGCAAGTGCCATCGCCACACCTGTTGCGACCGCATCGGACATATCGTCTGCGCTCATTCCCATTCCCGTAGGAGAAGCATCCACGATAGCAGAAGCGATCCTAGCCATGACAGCTTTATTTTCAAGCGGAAGAGCGGCTTCGTCACCTGCTTCACCGAAACCTTGAAGGACTGTAGGTTCTGTAAACAGACCGCCTTTGGCATTCCATGTTACCCAGAAGTTAGGTATCTGCACCCAATCACCTTCGCCGTAGTAAATCGTATGCCAATTCCAGTCGATTCTCGGAATAGAAATATGCTGACTGATCAGACCGTTTGATAATGCTTGTGCCGCTGATGCTCCTGCGCTTCTGAACGATTCGGTCAATCCGCTGAGCGAGCCGGCTATCTGGCTGACGTAACTTTGTACAGTTGTAAGAACATTTGACATTCCCGTCTGAACAGTGGAATTCAGATTTGCCATCTGAACGTCTCGCATATCAGCAACAATATCCCCCCACTTCCGGGACATATATGTCTTCGCCGCATCGGTAAAGAATTTTACCTGCCCGAATTGCAGTTTCATATTGTTGTAGGTGTCGGTATTCATCGTGCCTGTATTTGTTGACACGTTTGTTGCTGACTCGTCAAACGCGGCAGTGATGGCATCTTTGGACTCTCCGGATTTTGTATCAACTTCAGTCTCCATCTTCGACACGGAACCGGATACGTCTTTTTCTAATCCTTCCATCTCTTTCGAGCTTTCGGTATGGGCCTGCTTCATTTCGCGGATCTGTTGGGTTCTTGCCCGAGAAGCAGAATCGCCCATCGTGCGTTCAATGGTAGACATTGAACTGCTGACGTTCGTTGCCATAGTTGATGCGGAGCCGGATACTTCGGTTGCCATTGTGCTGATATCTGTTTTTGCGGAATCCGTACCGGTTTTGACTGCGTTAGGGAACAGTATAGAGAATACATCTGCTACACCGGATACATTTCCATCCATTTCCTCTACTTTTCCACAAATCAAATCGTATGCGGCTTGAGCGGTCAAGCTTGCAGGATTTTGTGCATAAAGTGCAGTAGACAAAGATGTCATTTGGTCTGCGCTCAATCCTGTCGCAGTACCGACCCTTCCGACAATCTCTTCGAGAGAATAGAAATCTTCTATCGGATTGGTGCCATAGGAAGAGAAATCCATCTTCGAATACAGGTTCTCCATTCCGCTTGCAGCTATGTCTGAATCTGTCTTCAAATCTCCGATATGAGTAGACAACTGAGCGACCATCTCATCGGTGAGCCAACCATTTTCTTTGATAATGGCAAGCGCACGCTCCATGTCTCCGCTCGAGATTTGCCATTCTCCCATCTTTCCGATGATGGCATTGAATACTTCCTCAGAAGACGCTCCGGCCGATTCCATATCTTCCTTCATCTTCCAAAGTTGTTCGGATTGTCCGGGGCTTAATGCGTTGAATGTCTGCATCGCCTTGATAAGGCCGTCAATGGCATTTCCTTCATCTGTTGCTTTGCCGTTTCCGCCTTGAAGTGTTTCGACTCCAAGCTGGATCGTGTGACAAGCTTCAAGGAATGCATATCCGATACCGACAATAGCCGCCGCAGAACCAAGCACGCCTGCTATAGATCCGGAGAACAATTTTAGTCCTGTGTTCGCAGATACTTGTGCAGCTGCATTTGTTGCTCCTGTTGTAAGGCCTGCTCCGAGTGCCGCAGACAAATGCCATGCCAAGTGTTTGATGACTCTGTCTCCGATAAGCGCCATGCCTATTGCTTTTACGAATGGCCCGATAAGATCCCATCCGATAACAAGAAGCCCCATACCTCTGACTACCTTACCGGCAGTCGTTGTGCCGAGTCCTTCCCAGATACCTTCGGTTGCCGTGATGATTGTATTTTTGACAAGTTCAAACACATCTTTCCACGGAACCATTTCAAGAAGTTCTGCTATTCTGGTTCCGAATGCCGCCCACTCTTCCTTCGTCTGCGGAAGTGCGTTTGTCATGAACGTAATAATACCTTCACACCATGCTTTAAGGGTTGTTCCGAGGTCATTCCACAATTCATCGTCATCGATTGCATTTTTGACGAAGGTGTGTACATTTGTTCCGATATCTTTCCATTCGATAATTTTCGAAAGCCTAAGAAGGAAACTTAAAGAGCCTTTAAAGAAACCACGTATAGCTTCGCCGAGTTTTGTCCATTTTTCTTGGTCAGCAAACGCCGCGTTAATCAGCGCTCCCGTTTTTTCTGCAAGATCTTCAAAGCCGCCCTCTTTCCTGAACTCATTAATTCCTGATGATAAAAAGTCGAGAACCGCCATCATAGCATCGGAGACAACAATTTCCAAATCACTTGTGGGAATGCCTTTCAACGCTTCGGCAAGTAGCGTGCCGACTTTCGTACCGAGGTCATCCCAAGTATCCTTCATTTTCTCCAGGAATCCTTTGGCAAGCTGAAGCGCAGATTTGATTGCCATTGAGATAAGTCCGGCAATCTTGTGCGGATCTACATTCAGTATCAGCTTCTCAAGTCTCGTTCCGATTTCAGTTCCGAGATTTTCCCATCCGATACCACCGAGAAAATCCGTTGCACCTTCAACTGCGAGATTGATGACATTGGCAATCTGTTCCGGATTTATCATCGACATAGCGCCGAGGATAAACTGTTCTACCTTCTGACCGACCAAATCCCACTGCCCTTGCATTTCTTCAAGGAATCCTTCAAGGATGCTGACAGCCGCACTGAATTTCTGCATAATCAGTCTGCCGAGACCGTATGCATCGAAATCCTTAACCAGTCCGAGGAAGGAAATTCCTAATGAATGACCGATGCTGTCGAAAAGCGTTTTATCGTACAGTTCGTTCGCAAATCTGATTCCTGCATTTAAGACATTGGCGATTGACCATCCGAGATCAGCCCACAGAGGATTGCTCGGATCGAAAAATCCGTTTATGGTTCCGGCAATGCCTGTGGTGATTTCTTCTATGTACGGATTGATAAAATCCGGTTCAAAGAATTCGCCGATTGCTCTGATGCCTTTCCATAACAGGTCGGCGATTGTTTTTCCGAGTCCGTTCCAGTCTTTGGATGTAAAAGCAGCTACGATTTTGTCGGCAATCTCCTGTGCCTTATTGCTCAGACCGTCAAGTGCTTTCTGCCAAGCGGCTTCGTACTCGTCCATCAGGGAACTGAGCGCATTGTCAAGAAGACCCATGTCTCCGGGATTCATTCCTGTAGCACCGCCTGTTCCGGAACCGCCGGAACCGCTACCGCCTGTTCCGGATGAAGAACTTTCGTTCGGAGAATTGAGGACATTCAATTCATCGAATCCTAGAATGGTATTTTTTAGTTTTTCGGCAGTATCGGCCGCATTTCCAAGCGCATCATTCGCTCCGTCAGCCGCGTCCGCAATAGCATCCGTACCGCTTGCGGCATCATCGCTATAATCAGCCATATCAGCAAACGCATCGCTCATACCGCCCGTAGCACCGCCACCCTCGCTCTTGATTCCGAGAAATTTTCCAAGCCACACAAACAGTCTCTGTAGGGCAATTACAAGACCGTTGATATAAGGCAGTACCTTCTGCACAACAGGAAGGAAGATGTTACCGATTGCCCTTGCCAGTGTATTGACATTCTGTGTTAACAGTCTGTACTGGTTAGCCGGCGTGTTCAGCGTTGTTGCCATATCGCCCCATGCCACACGGGACTGGTCTAAGATGGCAATCATACGCAGTTCTGCTTTTGCCGCGCCATCCAGTTTGGATACGGACGTAGTCAGTCCTGCGTTGTAAGCATACTGCTGAAGAGTAGCCACCGAGATGTCAACACCGAGTGAACGCACCGCTCTTGTCTGACCTGCAAGTGCGGACGCCATCTTCGTGTAAGACTCTTCGAATCCGATGTTTCTCAGAGCAGACCAGTCGGCTCCGAGCATTGTTAATGCCTTGGATGTCTGTAAAGCGGCTTCGGATGTCATGCCGAGACCGTTCGCCATCTGACCGAATTGTGCCTGATAATTGAGGAGCATATTCGGGTCAAGGCCGAGGTTTACCTGTCCTGTCGATGTAGCTTCGCCGGTTTCTCTGTCGATGTTGAAGCCGGACATCTTCCGTGTCAGTTCGAGCGCTCTGTCCTTAAAGGAATTCGCATACGCTTCAGCCGAATCATATCCTGCCTGCGCCCAACTGTTGACGGAATCTTCTCCGATTTTGTCGAATGATCTGTCAAAGTAGTGGAAGGTCTCGATGAAGTTCATTGCTTTCGATGTGGCATCCCATAGCGTACCGAATATCTTCTTCAGAACAGTGAATTTAATGACAAGACTTCCGACTGTAGTTATCAGACTCTCAAACTGTTCTTTTGTATTTTTTGCTCCCGTGACGAGTTTTGTAAAACCGCTTACGGCAGAAGCTGTTCCTTTGCCGAGAGCCATCATTCCTTTCGCCATAGCTGTCGGAGTTCCGATGAACATTCCTTTGCCGACAGTCAGACCGAATTTCGCTACGGTCTTTGTGTAATTGCCGAGCGTGGAGAATGACTTTCTGAAAGCCGCTCCGAATCGGGTAGCTGCTCTGGAAGAATTGTCAACAGAATGAGACAGTGACTGAACCTGTTTCGTGGTCACATTGATTTTGGTATTACCTTTGACTTGAGTGAGGGCTTTTGACAATTCTCCCAGTTTGCCTATCAGCCCATCAAGGGCGGCATTGGCTTCCGATGCATCAGCTTCAATTTTTAGCGTTAACTCGTCAAGATTCTGTGCCATTGTTTCTCACCTCACTCTCTTTATCCAAGCTTGTCGTACCAAACTTGGCTTTATTAAATGCCATTGCCCATGTAGCGAATTTCTCTGCATCGGAAACAGGTTTGACATCTTCTTCCGGTTTCTTTGCAACGCCGTATGGGTCAATCGGCTTTTCGGGATATCTCCCTTTTCCGATAGTCGATATCGCTCTCTGTACGTAAACACCTTTGAGCCAACTCTCCGAATCTATCTCTGTCAGCCGTTGTCTTCTCTGCTCTGTGTAATACGGAGCATATCGTTTCAGCTTCTTCGGATTCATGTTGTAGAAAGTCTCGCAAGGTATTCCGAGAGCCACGCCTACCGGAATCCACACCTCTTTGATGTAGTCATAAGTATTATCGAATTTCTTCCGGATTATGCTCTCGTTGCTTTCCTCTTGTGATCCTGCGGCTGGACGGGAAGTTTGCCCTCTTGTTTTCTGAGGGCTTTGAAAAAATCCGAATCCTCAACCGCCTGTGTGAATGCATCGAAAATTTCCGTGATACCGTTGCCGGCAATCATGTGAGCCTGGATCAGTTCGCCTGCGGCTTCTACATCGGAATCGGTAATCCATGCGACAATTGCTCTCGCAGAATTGATGGTACTCTTCTTCATCTGCTTCGGATTAAGGATGTCCACGCCGTAGTCTGCAAGATCGCAGAGCGCATTAAAGTTAATTTCCGGGACTTCATACTCTCTCTCATTAATTACGACCGTTCTTTTCATCTTCGGTATTTTCTCCTTTTTTGCATTTTATGTAATAAAAAAAGACGGGACTTACTGAAAAGCCCCGTCTGTCACTACCGCATTTCTAACCGCGGTTATATTTGTCGCTCACGCTTTTTTGGTGACAGCGGAAGACGGAGTGCATACGATTGTCATCTCACGCACGGCGTTTACGTCACCGCCGTTGACATACACGGTATGTGTACCTGTCCAGGTGAATACGCCGTCAGCACCGTTGGCACCAAATGCCAGTTCGTAAACCTGATCCTCTGTGCCTGCTTTCTGAAGTACGGACTCGTAATCTTGAAGCGTATAGTTTGCGGTAAATTCCATCTGATCTACTGTCTGTACACCCGGACAGAAGGTCTGAGCGGTATCCTGGAGATCTGTGGTCTCCAAATTATCGGGAGCGCCGCCCAGGTCCGGATACGATTTGATTTTGCACAGTTCGGCAACAGAAGCAGCTGCCGCACCGCATTTCAGCACGGTGCCAATGGTAGAAATACCCTTGCCCATAACTCATTGCTCCTTTCTTAATCTTCAAATCTGTCTATAACGTCATCGCTTCCGATAATCCTCTCAAACCTTCCGGCCACTCTGAGAACATCGGGAGACGTATAATTAATCATTTCCGTAAAACCGTTTGACCGTCTGAAGTTCATACGGTACATTGCACTGTTGACGATATCTGCCAGTCGATATGCGTCTGATAGGGATGTCTTGACGAATATGTCAATCTGCACACCGCAGGTCACTGCATTCTCCGAATCGTTATCCGCAGATAAGTCATCGGCAATGGAGTTATTGATTATCGTCTGAACCGCACATGCAGGAAATTTCGCCTTTACATCCGACTGTGTGGATGTAACTGCTTTTACCTCATCTCCCAAGGCCAGTTTCACGTTGGTGAGTATTCTGTTTCGCCAATCAATCATTTTCTGTAAAACACCTGCCTTGCTATAGAGAAAAGCTGTTTTCTCATTTCCTGTGATGCTTTCCACATCGGCGCTGACGGCTCTACGCCGGATGACTCATGCCATTCACCGGCTAGGTCTTGCCATGTCCATGCTTCCTCATTGGCGTGTTGCTGCAACGGGAATGTGCCTCTGCCCATGCCGATTTTAAAGTGGCTGTCATCAGCGAATTGACCGGACCCAAACTCCATCATCAGCAGCGGATTAACAAGTCTGACTTGAATGCCCTCTTTGTTAATCCATACTGCATAAACAGGTTTCGGAGTGCCGACAACATATCCTTCAGCACCTTTGGATGTCTTCTCATGCGTGACGCTCCATGTAACGTACATCCCGTAAGACATATCATCTTTATTTCCGAGAGTACCAATGGCGATGTTGTTCATGAGTGCCACGGCGAATCCTTCTTCTGCAAGCTTCCGTACGAACTGGTCGCACCTGTTACTCAGTGTGCGCTTGTAGGTACGGAGTGCTTTCTTGCAGTCGAGGATTCCACCTTTGGCATTAAGGTCTAAGACTATTGTCCTTGGCATTACTCTTCATCACCGCCTTGACCTGTGTGCTGTCTCAGAGCGTAGTGAACATGATAATGTCCTCTCGCAATGGCAGCGACTCGATACTTGGCTGTTTCGGGAATCACATTGCCATCGTTATCAAGCGGTGGCTCCGTATCCCACAGAAGAGTCCGCTCATCAATACCTAGATCCATCTTGGCTGTAGACATTGTGTTTGAGTAGTTGACTTCAAGACCGAAGATGTCATGGTCTGTTAATCCCCTTGAGGGCGAGATATTTGCTCTCGTCATTTTGGGAGCACCGTACTCTCTTGACATCTCTCCGGTGAAGTCTCCATTCTCATCCACAATAGGAACGGGGTCTTCTCTTAATGCGTACCAAATCTTCTGCGTGTTGATCCTAGCATTCAGCATCAAACCACCTCGCAAATCGGTACGACATCATTGAGGATCGTCTCGTTCTTCCACATCCGGGTGGTTCCTGCGTCTGTCAACATCGACAGCCCTTCGGCTCCGATTCGCCCGTACAGTTCAGGGATAATCGTCATTGCAATATCGTATTTCCTTCGTTCGAAATAACGGTTTACGTCCGCTTCTATCATTTCGTCCGTGTAGGATGAAGGATAGTTGCGTTTGAATTTGTATGTGTCTATAACAGACTGGCAAAGCGCAAGGAGGAAATCATTCTTGATGTCTTCTCCAATGCGCTTAAAGTACATTTTTGCTATCTCAAGAAGTTCCTCGTCCATGCGTTATACACCTGCTTTCCGTCTGCCTCTTCTTGGTACTGCCGTTTCCACAGGCTTCTGCGGTTTCGGCATGAAATCTTCCTCCACCGCAGGCTTCTCTGTGTATCTTTTCCAACCTACTTTGGCATAGGCCGCAAACTGATGTTCATCGAGAACCTCCATGACAGCACCGTTCTTCTCGATTTTAATCATGGATTATGTCCTCCCGATCAGTGCAGTTCGTAGTAGGTCTTGCCGTCCGTTACGGAAGCATCTTCGGTCTTGCTATAAACAGAACCTGTCTTCTCGAACCAGCCCTGTGCTTTAGGATTGCCTGCCGGAGAAGCTACAGCGGTAAATCTGTCATATCCGGTCACATTGCCGTGTACAACGATTGCATCACGTTTCTTGTTAAGGACGAAGCAGTCATAACGGAAACGTGCTTCAACAAGCCATCCGCTGATTCCCGGTGCATCATCATGGATCTTGAACTCCTGAAGTTTGACGGGAGACGGAGCAACAACCGGATTGGTGATGATGAAGTCAACACCTGCCGGGAAGTAACGAGCCGGAGCCTTGATTACCGGAACGCCGTCAATCTCGCCGACCTGACCGTTCAGAGCAATTTTTGTTGCGAGATCGCCGGTCTTGGTGAAGTTCGGATCGAGTTTGATGAAGTTGTAGTAAGCCGGAGTACAGATGCATACTCTGCCGCCCTGCGGAGCAAGGTCATTGTCCAGGATCTCCTGTGCTTTAAGGAATTCCTCATAGGCGTTCGCTTTGGCAATTGTGGTAGTCAGTACGTGAGAAGCGCCGCTGACGGAACCGTAAGCCGGGACGTTTGCGCACAGGGTGGCGATCCTGTAAGTATCAAGGGCCGGAACCACCACATTGTCGATGTTCTCTGCCAGTGTAGCGGCGGCCTCCATCGTACCCATAGTGTCCTGCTCGGTCTTCTTGTCGATGATGTAAGTAAGGGATTTATCCTGTCCAAGGGTCATCTCCTGTACATCGTTACCGAGATCTTCCGGAGTGCCGTAACGGGAAAGGCCGGATGCCTGATAGTTGTTCAGCGCGGTAAGTGCGCGGCTGAATACCTTTACGGTCTGCACACCGATCCAGTCGAAGTTCTGATTAACAAGTCCATTCGTAATTGCTCCGTGCGTAAAACGCATATCTACCTGCGGAGCATATTTAGCTGCATAATTGGTTGTAGCCATCGCTTATGTCTCCTTTCGTTTAAAACCTTGTCGGGACAGAATTAAACCCGGCAAGGAATGGGTCATTATCTGCATCGCCCGATCCTCCTCCGAGCGGTTCCGGACGATTCTTCATCCATTCGGCTTCTCTGGCTTTCAGAAGGTTCTCTGTATGCTGTTTCTGAATCTTGGCAAGCTGATCGTAATCACCTGCCACCTCTGCTTCTGCTGCCTCGGTTGCCAGTTTTTCGTCCATGCCCTGGAGTGCGTATCGACCTTTGGCTTCGGCTTTTTTGCGGAATGCCACCAGTTCATCGAACTGTTTCTGACGTTCCTCTTTTGCCTTTTCCTCTTCCTCTGCCCGAATCTCTTCTGCACTCTGCTTTTCTCTGAGTGCTTTCTTGTAGGTCGCGGCTTCTGAGGATGCCTTGTCGAAACTATTTTTCAGACGAGCCTTTTCTGCTCTCTCTTTTGCAAGTTCAGCCATTAGTTCCTCTACGGTAGGAGCCTTATTCTCCTGCTCTGCATTCTCGGCTGCTTGCTCCTGCTCAGTGTTTTCGTTCTGTTCCAGATTTTTGTTTTCTTCCATTTCGTGTCCTTTCGCGTTTTTTATCGTGCTTCTCTGCACTCTCTTTTGTAGATTGCGATTTTTAATGTGCTTCTCTGCACAAAATGCGGTATTATAGTGCTTCTCTGCACTTGTATCTATCAATAAAGCAGATGTGCTTATCTGCTATATCGCCATTTGAATCCGTATGCGGTCTTTCTTTCGCCTCTGCAACATCTCAAAATAGATGATTCGTTAAAGTGGTTTTCTTTTGCGCATTGCAATGGAGAATCGTATTTTTTTACAACATTCCCATTTGCATCAATTTGCTCAATTGGGTCGTTGTATTTCGACTTTCTTTTTCTTCGTGGGTGCAATGCACTTGAGTATCTAACGTTATACAAATGAGAACACCACTCGAGATTTTTGACATTGTTGTTAAGCGGATTCTCGTCTTTATGGTTTACATCACAAGAAAAATCTTTTGGATTATTCAGGAAATGCATCGCAACAAGCCTATGAATCAAAAATGTTTTTCCTTTTCCTTCTTTCCATAGCTCACAATACGCATATCCTTTGTTGTTGATTTTTTGACTCAAAATATGCGTATCGGAAACACCTTGACGTTTTAGGCTCATAACTCTTCCAAACGAGCTTATTAAGTAGCAATCCTCATATCCTTTAATCGTTTTCCATTTTTCTTCCATTTCTCCCTACCTCGCAGTAAGGAGTGGCGAGAACATACCTCGCCATGCGTCACTCCTTGATGTAAAAATGTATAAAAAAGAGAACCACCGAAGTGATTCTCGATTTTCTAAAAGTATTTGACTGTGCAGCGGCATGAGATTAACTCTTCCGGATGACCCTCGCCCATCTCCCAATCCTTGGGATAACGAAGCATTGCCTCTCCAACCGGAAAGAGCGCATCAATCGGCACAATCATGCCGTCTATATGAGCATGTGTCTGCCGGACCCGTTCGTCATTCATTGTCAGCCACTGCTTTTGTGTCATGCCTTGTTCTTTGGCGATGCGATAATCATCGTAGTTGAAAATCGTGTTCGCCTCGTTCTCGGCATTGAATGTTGACCTGTCTTCCGAGAACCAGTAGGCTAATTTATCCTCCTGACCATCTACGTATGTCTGCACTTTCTTCACCGTGACATCGATGAATCTTTCGGAATACCGCCTGATATAGTTCTGCATTGCGGTATCGGGAGAAGTGAATCTCTCCGCAAGGCCAAGAAGGTCATCGGTTAATTTATCTTTGATTGCCGAAACATTGCTGTAAGCATTTTGAGCCAGAACTATAAACAGCAGTGACAATGCAGCGAAAAGGATTTTATCCATTCGCCTTGCGTATTCTTTTCTTGTCTCTGCATCAATCTCAGGCAACTCCATCTCATCGAAATACCTGTCGATGTCGATGTGTTTCTGCTTTCTCTTTCCGGCGATTTCATTCAGTTTCTCGAATGTTGTGGTGCTGATTGCCAGTACATTGAGTTCATCGAACGGCATCAGACATCACCGCCTTTATTGACTCCTGTTCGAAATCCGTCAAGCGTAGGTGAGTTGACCTCCTGATCGGTTAAATCCGACATAATTCTCTTGCCACCGTCAGCAGTAGGCTCTCTGTTTTGATTCCTCTCAAACAGCGATGTCTGGAATTTCTCGATAAGGTCTTTCGAATCAGCCCATGCCTGTGCGACATCCGGGAAGAGATCGACTACCTGCATTGCGGTGCGTCCGTTGATGCCGGCTTTTATCATCGTGACCATCGCATTTGTCTTGGTTCCGAGGTCGAATGTCTTCTGTCTCGGGAATTTCGGATAAATGTCAGATGTCCGCAGATCCATGAGGATGTGATCTGACGGCAGATACCCAGAATTCTTGATAGCAAGCAGTTCGAGTTCGACAAGATCCATGACAGCACCGCGAATGATACTCTCCTGCTTTGTTGCCACAGCTTCCGTAGCCGTCCATCCGGAAGACATCGAGTAAGCTGTTCCCGTAGAACCGCCGCCGGGTTCCGACTGGAGCGGTACGTAGCATTTCTGCAAGATGATGTCGCGCTTATTCATGATGTTTTCCTGTACACCGTTGTAGTTAAACGTACTGGAAAGTGCCTGTATCATCGGCCTGTTGCCGTTGGGAGCCGTCTTGGTCTGAAGCCATTGTCCTGATTTCGGTCTGACTTTCTCTCCGGTAATCGGATTTGTCGGGAACTCCGCGTCATTCATCCACCAGATTTCCTGAGTGGCCTGTGCAACTGCATTGGCGTAGTCGGAAACCTCGATGTTCAGAGCATCCATCTCCGAAATCTGTCTTTCCCAAACGCCCATTCTATCCATCGAACGAATGTATTCAACGAACGGAACCTTGCCGATGGGGTTGATTGTTCCGCTCTTTCCGTACTTTCCGAAACTGCCCCATGTATCTATCTTTTTGCCGTCAATTAACTCCGTAATGTTACGGATTTCGAACCATCTGTCCTTGGTGATGCAAGTAAAGTACCTGTCACCGTTCTTCAGCTGCGTATAAGTCACGCCCATCATCGGTGTGTTCCAAATGTCGTTCCGGTAAACGATAAATGAGTTCATCGGATCGAGCGTATGAAGGTCAAAAACCGAATTTCCTTCAGCATAATCGCGCTTGATATCAACCATCTGATAACCGATACCGCAGATCTCCACGTATCTCGCTAGCTCCTGTACCTTCGTGTAACACTGCTCATCATCGTTCATCTGATTCAGTAGCGTGATGGCATCGTCATCAATGTCAGGATCGTTCGAGGTTAGGTCTCTGTCTCCTCGCTGAACATATGTCCACTGGTTGCCCCAGAAGTAACCAAGCCAAAACTCCGTAATCTGGTTGGCAATGTTGTCTGCCACCTCAATGTTGATATCAGCACGGATTTTCTTCTCTCGCTTCAGCGGCTGATGGCCTTTTTCGTAATTGAGCAGGTAAATCATTTCCTGCCTGTTCTTCTCGTGAATCATCAGCGCATCTTGCAAGACGGAAATAACATTGCTCTCCGTAATCTCTCGCACATCGGTGTAAATCCGATGTCTTCCTCGCAGTTCGACCTGCTCTTTTTCATATGCACCGCCGTATGTTGCATCGCTCATCGGACTCACCTCCGTTTCCGAGCAATAAAAAAGCTTGCAAGACAGTTTCCTGTTCGCAAGCTTATCGATTTTCGCACTTGGCTAGCCTAACAATATCAAAGACAAAATAGGACATTCTAGGACATTTCAGCGAATTTTGTATTTTTCTCGAAAATTTTTCAGCGCAAGGCCGTGAATCCTTGTTGTGTGCCGGTATGTTTTGCCGATGATGACCGAGGTTTCTTCAAAAGTCTTTCCGCAGACATATCGCCAATGAAGCACTTCTCTCTCAAGCGGTCTGTCCACCGCATCGATCTGAGCGGATATCACCTTCTCGGTCGCAAGGTACTCGTTGATCATCACTTGGAGTTCGGCCTCCATGTCCACGATGTTCGCCACCGCAGCAGCCATCTTGTCATACTCTCCGGATGACTGCACCTTCACATCATTTGCTCCTGCCGTGATGGATTCTGCAAGGATTCTTTTCTGCTCTATCTGCTCCTGTTTTTCCTTTATCCGCTTACGGCAGTCTTGGATCTGGTTCAAATATTGTTTAACTGTCAATCGTCTGTACCCCACTGCTCTTTTTTCAACTCTCGGAGAATGTATTCCGGATCTGTTTCCGAAAACGCCTTGAAGAGTGGAGACCGGAAATATCTTACACTCTCATCCCGGTCAAACAGTTCGTCTCTGTTCGGTTTCTTCTTCCAGGCATTCATCCTGTATTTCAAATCGTGTGCCGCTCGGCTCGTTATTGCCACTATCAGATTTTCTGCTCCGGTAGGATCAATTTCCATAATCTCCTCCTAGAACGGACTGTCCATTATCTCTGTTTTTGCTCCGACAAGGTTTGACGTAAACTGTGCAAACTGGGCAAGACCGTCGGGAACGTCATCATGCATATTCTTTCCGGCAACCGTATAGGTCATCAGGAATGACATTGCTCTGCCGTAATCGGATTTCGGAGCGTATAGAGATTTATCTTTGAACAGCACATGCTTCTTCACCCACTCGGCATTGACAATGATTTTTGTCTCCTTGTTCTGTGTAGTGTAATGCATCGTGATTCCGCAGGCTTGCCGTCCGAGAATTCTCTTTTCAACCTCAGTTCCGATACGGTCACCGCCATTGTTACTCTCGAAGTCAACCATCTGCATTCGATGATTGACAATCATATCGGCAATGCGCTGATACTGTACCTCATAGTCTGATTCATCAGAACAGATGCAGTCATCCATGTAGTAATCGTTGCCGTATTGGTACATGCACGGCAGGAAGAGGAAGTCGGTGCCTTTGTTCTTCGTATCACAGATCCCGGTGATGGAGTCCGGATTACCTTCCGGCATAACAACATATCTCCGTAAGCTATCTTCCGGATAAAGCAGACCTTCACGCTCAATCGGCTGATTCATGTACAGCGCTTTCCAAGACATATCGTCCATGATTTCTCTCTGTTCCCGGTAGAACTGTGTTGTGAAGCCGCCCTCTATCGGATAGTCGAAATTGCTCTCGTCATTCTCATCCATCGCAGGAATAGCAATGAACCTTGCGGTCGGGCTGTCTCCGTAGATCCTCTGCAATCTTCCGACAACATCATGAACTGACCATCTCGTCTGAATATGCAGTTCCGCACAGCCACCCATCTTTCTCTGCCGGGCATCATCCGTGTATTTCTGCCACAGCTTATCCATCTGCGGTTTACTGAGCGCTTGTTCGATACCTTCCGTCAAGTCATCGCAGTAGAGCAGCTGCTGTGCTCTGACCTTACCTGCGTTTCCGGAACCGATGGATGTAAATTCCAAAGTCGAGAAACGCTTTATGCTCTTCTTGGTCTTGCCGACATCGAGCATCATATCTTTGGCATTCGTGCTTGTTATCCGCAGATTCGGGAAAATTTCATGCCATTTATACTCACCTTCGGGATCTATGATTCTCTGGCACTCGTTATATGCTCCGGCGAGGAATGCATTGTTGTGAGATACGGTCAGTATCGGCTTTTCATGATGTTTTCCTGCCCTCCAGGTGATGTAGAAGAGTGCAAGTGTGGTCTTGCCCGTCCCGGGAGGCAAGCTGATACACAGCAGGTCGATTACACCGTCTTCCAAGTCTTGCAAAGCATCAACAAGAATTTTCAGCTGCTTTCTTCTCGGCAGATAAAATCTCTGCGACACTCTGTCTTTTTCCATGTAGAGCAGATAGCTGTCGAAATCGTACGGTGCCAGAAAGAAAATGATTTTCCAGTACAGATCCGCAAACCGAGGATCGTATCTTGTCTCCGCAGAACATATTTTCTTTGCTTCTTTCGCACATTTCAGTGCGTAATCGAGGAATATCGAATTCTCCTCGTCATGAACAGCCGCGAACATATCGACAAGATTGTGCATGTTTTTGTACTCATGCAGATTTGCCTTCATCAGCCGTTCGATGATTTCTCCGTTTGTCATTAAGCATCTCTCCGTGACGGCTCTGCCCGGTTTTGCAAGATATTGTGAAAAACCTATGGCATACATCTCGATATTTTAAAAAAACAGTGTTTACGACATATCCCGGACAAAGCCGTGGGGGTCGCTTAACGAAGAGACGCTTTATATCAATCTCAATTCGGGCGAAGCAACGCATCTCGGAGTCGAACCGAGGAATCCGGCTGTCAAAGAGCCGTGCCTTCTCCACTTGGCGAATGCGCTGTAGGGGTAGCCGAGGATTTAGGGGGTTATCATACCATGAACGCAACGCTTATTTTCAAGAAAGGAGGCTCAAAGCAATGGCAGCGAAAGACATGCTCCTCGGCAGACATATCCGTCACATGAAATGGGCAGGAACGGATTTGAACCGCTCCGGAATGAACCATCATCTGCCCTAATCGCCGTTATATTCAAACTCGCCGATAATCCGGTCGAGTATTTCGATTGCCAGTTCTCTGATGTTTGTACTGTGGATTGAGTCTTGCAAAGCTGATTCAATGCTTGCCAGAAAGCCGTAATACAAATCATCCGCTTCAAGCAGCTCGTCTCTCAGGACGGATACCGCATTCTTGATTTCGTCATTGCTGTGTGCCATAACAATCACCTGCTTTCGGGGGAAGGAGAGGCCGACAGGAGAAAGGCTAACAAAAAAACCTGCCGACCTCATGTGACGGGCGAGGATTTGCACCTCACATGATTGCTGAGCGTTTGTTTTTCTCGACCGTAATCCGTAACAACAGTAGATTGATCACTCACAATCACTTAGTCATTATTTCCATCGGCCTAGCGGTTACCTATTTCGCCACCGTCACTTTATCTCTCACGGAGTCAATGGCAGTTTGCTCCGATCATGAGGCATTTAATATTTTATCCAGAGTCCGCTGAAAGTCATTGTAGTTCTTCTTACGTTCTTCTCTCTCAGCTTCGCTCTCGTTCTTACGTATTTCTGCTTGTATCTCTACTGCATTCCGCGTTCGATTTGCACTCTTGTACTCAACATCATTCTCTCCGGTGTCGTGATAGAACATTGTTTCCATTCTGCCGTCAAGATATTTGATGTATCCTACAGGATCGCCGTCTTTTAATCCTTCTGCCGATATTGTTCCTCGGATGTCAATATTGTTCCTGTACTCTTTGATACCATATTTCTCTTTCAACCTCTTAATTTGTGGGGTCGAAGGGCTAATACTGCCAAAACTAAGGTTTATCATCTCGCAAAATTTTATTTTTCCGATCTGACCGCCAATATACTTCTTGAATGCTTCTTCGAAAGTTTCGTCATCACATTTGCACTTTCTTCCTCCGACAGCACCATGAGCCTCTTTTGTAATATCGCCATACTTTCTTCCGATATGTGCAGCTTTATGGCATTTGTAACACAATGGCACTACATTTGATGGAGCATCAGTGCCACCGAGAGCGACAGGTACAATGTGATGAAACTCTACTCGGTCTTGCGATCCGCAGTTAACACATTTGTCTCCGTGAAGTTCAATCAACTGGTTTCTGAATCTGTCTGTTGTGTTTCGTTTTCCCATACTTGTTCCTCGACTTAAACAACAGCTATCACGGTCAATTCCGTGAAGAAATCCATATTCTCATCTCAGATATACATCTCACTGATGTTCATTAGCCTTTTTAATTTTTGGAAAAATTTTTAAGGTACAAGTATGTTATAGGTCAATGTATTGGCTAAATTCAACACTTAAAATCCTATAGTTTAAATGCTGTTATGTATGAATAAGTCAAGTGTGATAATGCTTATTCAGTAGGTACAGTAGGTGTAAATTCGTTTGTTTATTAATATAAACGTTTAGATATAGTTAATAAGTATCTTGGCTATATATAATATATATAATAATAACTTGAAGGTCTTTTATGGTATTGGAGTAGTATTAAAAAAGGCCTTTTTTGTGAAAAATTTTTCTCGGAACGTAATATTATATATTTAACAAGAGGTATAAGACCCCTGCCGCCTTGCTTTACGTAGCGCAAAACACGCCTAAATTGCATCTAGTGTGGTTAATGCGGACGCAAGGCATAATGTTTTCCTGTTTTCGTTTGAAATTCCTTTGAATTTTGCTTTACATTTTTGCATATATAACGATCTATACGACAAACGTAAGGTTGTTCCATAGATCGATATACTCATTACACAATCCGTGCATATATATATTATACATAATAACCAAAAATGCATAAACGCCTATATTTCATGTATATTAATACAATAAATGTATACTGTATTCACTGATTTATACATCATCGACAGGTATTTCGCTGGCTATCTCTTCCGGCGTCTTCTCCGCTTGTAAGGTATTAACCGGCGCCACATCCACGCGTTGAACGTCTTCCAAACCGTCATAATTCTTTTGCCAAAATATAGCAATTGGCGGAGACAGCTTATTTTGGCTTGCCAAAGACTCCCTGTAAAGTGAAAGTCCTTTACAGGCCTTTTTTATAAGTCTAGCACATTCAGCACTTACGTTCCGCCCGTCAACACTCTTTGCCCGTCCTTCAATTACATTCTTTACATCGTTTTTATCCAGTCCCAAACATGCATATAACCCTAAATTACCCGGTTTTAGTCCTCTGGATATACATGATTCAAAATAGTTATTTATTGCTTGCTTTACCTGTAAAGGATTATCTAACATTGGATATTCACTGTTAATAACGTCTAGACACACTTCTATCATAGCTTTATTTAAATCATAGTCTATATCTACATTTTCACCGGATATTAAACTATTCTTATAACCTTCTTTATTACCTCTACCCATTGTTATATAACCACCTTCTTTACATACGGAGTAATATATATATTATTCCTTTATACGATCACACTATATCTTTACTACTGGATAAAATAAAAAAGCTGTCAACTATAAAGTTATTATTATCAGGAACACTATATATAATATAATAATATATAATAGTATTCTCAATTAACTATAACTCTATATTAACAGCTATATGTTTTAAATATCTATATTCAATTTACAGTTAATATAATTCAGATTATCATTCTTTGTCAAGTATTAAAATTCTTTAAAGGGCAGCCAAACCAAACCCGGCGCTTTTCTCGTTCCGGATCGTCCGGACGTTTGAAATATTCTCTTTTCCTGACTCGTTCCCGGAATGTTGCCCGGACCTATTGCCTGAACGTTTGGAGAAAAATGTCATTTTCTGCCGGCATTCTTTGTACGGATCGTTCTCTAAATCAGGCAATAAAAAAAGGGACTTTTTACAGTCCCTGGAATATCATTAAAGTAACAAACATTAATTCAAAACCGGCAATATAAATTATACTTTTCATCCCGTCCCCCCCGTTTAAAACAATGCAATTACAGAATCATTGTAAAATCATTATTGCATTACCTCAAAATGTTATTTTCCATGAAGGAAAAATAGTTGTTACCACCTACAATTATATGGTCAAGTACAGGTAAATCGATAATTTTTCCGGCGTCAATAATTCTTTTTGTTGCGTTTATATCACATTCCGATGGGCTGCAATCGCCTGTTGGATGGTTATGCACTATAGTTATATTTGTCGCCCCTATCATAAGCGACTTTTGAAGAATTTCCCGAACCGGGAAAGGACTGCAATTAGTCGACCCGTGCGACGCTTCGAAAAGCCCTATTAATTTACATTTTGTATTCAGGCATAAAATATAAACAAATTCATCCGAACATTCAGATAAGCCGACTTCATAAAGCATAAACCGCGCTATATCCTCCGGATTCGTAAACGCGCGGCGCCCGTCAATATTGTAAGTCGTGTTTGTTTCTTTTACATACGGCAAAAAACCGGATTCTAAAACTCCTTTATATTCCTTCACTTTCATTTTTGCCGCCCTTTTTTATAAAATATAATCATTCACAACAAAACTTATGCCGGAATATTTGTCTATCACTTCATCATCTTGCGGAGTCTTCCATGAATCCCACTCGTCCGAAAAATATAATTCCTGCCGGAGTGTTTCAAAAAATCCCGGAATGTTATTCTTGATATAGTGAATATCAAAATAATCAAGTGAATAAATCCAGTCGTCTAGCAATTCCTCTACTCTTGTATTGATATATGCCGCAAATTGCGCCGGCGTTCCGCCCGGAAACTCCTCCTCAAATGATTCTTTTAAAGTCTCTTCCACCTCCCACACTGACCACTTAAAACCCTTGTAAAAGATTTCAGGATCGGCCCACTCGTTATAAAAAACATAATCAATGTTTTCGTTACCGCAATAATTGTTATATCGTTTCATGTTTTTACCTCCTCATTTTTTTGTAAATCCCACGCCCGGCAATGAGCCGGTTCCGATCCTCTCACGTGGGAAAAAATTATGCTATTTTGCTGATACGTCTGTTTACTTCATTGACGTTATAAACGTCATATTTATTGTCAATCCCGTTTTTGTTTACAGGAAGAATCATTACCGCGATATCATTGTTAAAGTTAGACAATATTGGCGTTCTATAGTTTGTCCCGATCCATGCGCCGGTCTGATTAAAGCACTTTAAATTGCTGTAATATAAATCGTTTATAAAGACTCTTTCCCCGTCCGCGGTAAAGCAGACACGTAAATCAATATTATTCTGTTCTACTTCCAGCTTATACGGAGTAATGTCCAGTACCGCGCCGGTTGCCGGAATGAGCTTTTCAAACTCGTATCTAGTGCATTCTGTCGGTAACTCATTTTTGTTATTTGCTCTAACCGTCTGACCGTCCTGCAAATCAATGAAACGCGGGGACGCAATGCGGAATACTGCATTGTACATTCCAGGATTGATTTTTACGAGAATATGCCCGTCACATATATAAATCTTTTCACCGTCACGCTGTAAAATCAGCGTATCGCATTTTGCTAACCATTTGGCCGCCCGCTTTTCATCTGCTAAAAATCCTTTTGCCATTGTTTAAAATCTCCTTTTCTTGATAAATATTTTTTTGGCTAAATCCCCGGTTGCAATTGAAAGCCACGCCTGAAGCGCCGGGGAAAGACTTATAAAACTGTTAACTTATACGCTATTCTTGCCGGAAAGAAGCGACGAAAGAACATGTATTTTTTGTTTAGTTTTTCCATCCTACTCATGCCACTACCTCATAAATGTTTCCGCTTTCGCTAACATAAAAACGCCCTTCCAGCATGATGTCCCGGCCGTATGCTTCAAAGTCGAAATAATTAATTATGTCTTTCGGAATATTGAGGCATCCGATTTCGATTGCAAATGCATATCCAACTGCGTGCTCTTCTGACTCCGATCCTTGCGTTGTGGTTATGTAAAGCACGTCGTTTAAGTTTTCTTTGATCTCTTCCGCCGTGTCATAGCCGTAATAAATCAGCGCCGCCGCCGCTTCCTCGTTACCGTCCAGCACTTCCGCAAGTTTGTTCAAATCGTCCAGATTGTCATACTCTCCGATTTTCAGCCCGTCAATATCCGTCTCATAGTCAGTTATAAAATACTCTTCGTAATAATTGCCGTCTTCGTCCGGCTCCTCACTGATTCCGATCCTGTTTAATACGTCTTCAATCTCTTTATCAGTTGCCGGAAGCTCTAACCATTCTCCGATTAAATATCCTTCGTTGTACTTGCCTAAATTCGTTAAATAAATTCTAATCATTGCTTTATTCTCCTTTTCTTTATTGATCATTGTTTTCGCTGCCTGGAATACTATCCTGCTTTCATCATCGGAACCGGCGCTAAGCACGTTCCCGATGGTTACTTGCTTTTATTGTATCCCTTTTTGATAGTATCATTATACCTAATTCTAGGTAGTTTGTCAACCTAAATTTAGTTATTAAATTAAATTTACTATTTACTAAATCTAGGTGCATTCTTTCCTATTATATGTAATTGCATACACCTATTGTTAGGTTGACACGCTTTAATATTTCATGGTAATATATAGGCGTAAAATTCTATCTGTATTCATTCCCGGAAAGAAGGTGTATTATGTTTGTATATAAAGTTGATGTTATGGAAAGATTAAAGAAAAAAGGATACACAAGAAAGGAATTGCAGGAAGTACACAAAATAGGTAACTCCCAATTCGATAAAATTTACGCCGGCGAAGTAGTCGGTATTAAAGTACTGGATAAACTTTGTACATTATTGGAATGTCAACCCGGGACGCTGATAAAACATGTTCCGGACGGTAAAACGACAGAAAAGTAAATACCGATCCACGCCGGGAATATTCTCTTTTCCTGTTTTCCAATGATCACGCCGGCGCCGGATTGTTTCGGACGTTTCGAACGTTCCCGGCGTTGTTTGCGGTACCGGTGTGCCCTTGCGACAGGTCAGGCGTTTACAGGTGGAAGTGCGTCCTTTTTTCGGACGTTCCAGGTGGAATGATCAGCTGCAGCGCCGCCGGGACGTTTTGTGCGACTTTTTGACCGGATCCGACAGGTCCGGCGATCCCTGGGCAATCACCGGGCATTTTGTGTGACTTTTCGGAGTCGGTTAGCACCTCGTGCGCGTACACGAGAGAAGCTGTCCCAGATCACGGGGCGGCTTCTTTTTGGTGAGCACTTTACGCGCGTACGATCACGACCAGGGCAAAATCCAGGGCGAACCCGGGATGAACCAGAGAGAGCACCGCAGATGACCTTCTCGCGCGTGTCGGCTGTGCTCGGGTGTATGCGAATGCGTAGGATGCCGTTTCTTACTGTGGATGCTTAATAGAATAGGGCATTTTTGGGCATAAGTGGTCGCAGGTGTATATTTTATCCACCGCACCTACTTACGTGTCTAAAACAGGCTCCTGCGTGTGTTTACGGGCATTGTACGTGCCGTGGCTGCTCCACTGTGTACGTGACCGCATGACATGTATGTGTATGGCTCTGCTCCGCATGTGTGACGGCTCAGAAATTTCAAAATTCAAATCTCAAAATTCTACCGAAATACCAGAAAAGTTTTTTCTTTGCGGCATCCGCAGAAATTTTACGGATAAGGCGTATGATTTTTGCGGAATCTCAAAATCTGCCGCTTTAACTGCCGGATACGAAATTCTTTTTCGAAAATCGGCACAAAATGTTCCAAAATGCAAATTTCAATTTCATATTTCCCAGACCACAGTTTGATTTCCGCAAAGTACCCCTCGTTTAAAATTCGCATGTATCCGGGCGAGTCCGGTACCCTTCGTAAAGTACCCCTCCTTTAAAATTTCGGCATACATCCGCGAGTCCGGCACCCCTCGTTTGATTTTTGGATACTCCGTAGGAGGGTAGGACGGTCTGAAAGCGAGGCGCTTGGGCTTACACAGATAGCCTTCGCGCACGAAAAAGGAGCCTCGGAAAGTGAGACTCCTTTAATTTTTTATGCTGTCTTTTTAACCCTTATACGCTCAAACTCATCCCATGCGAATGACCGGCAATATCTTTTTGGCAATTCCAATGTCACGAAACACTTGTCCACGGCTCTCACGATGCATCTTACCGGCTTTTCTTTATCATCACCACCGAGCGGACTGTACATAATTGTTACGGTCATCCATTCACGTACATCGTGTTTTCTCCGCATTTCGTTTTTGATCCTTTTGTAGAATTTTTCCTGCCCGTCTACGACCCCGTAATCCAAATCTGAGAATATAGCGATCACTCCCTTTCGTATAATTTTCCGTCATCGATATTCAATGGCGGTTTCTCACTCGATGCGCCACCGTTCATGTAATGGCAAAATCTGCAAGCTGCCAGTAAATCTTCCTTGGTATTACCATCTGTTACGAGAATCGTGATAAACGTACTGTCCGGTCGGTAATATCCGACATGATAACCGGCACTGCCTTTTCTTATTACCCACATTTTTCTGTTCCTTTCCGGAAAGCACCCCTCCTTTGAAATTTGAGCATCTCTCAGGAGGGTGCCACCCTTGCTCCGTATTTCTTTACAGGAAGCCGTTTTGAGACATATATATGTCTTACCCTACCAATTTATCGTCTAAAGGGAGTTATGCGTCTAAAACAGCTTCCTGTCTTTTAAAATCAGACGTAGAATTCATTTCAGCGCATCCATGAGTGCAGGTTTGATGTCATGCTCCACAAGAATGTAAAATTCTTTCCACATTTTCCTGCGTTCCTCGTTGGGATCTGTTATGTGCTTTATGCGGTACACGTTCGCCATCTGCGTCAGCTTCTCTTCTACGATTTTCTTGGCATTCTTGACATCTTCCATAGCACCGCTCCTTTAATTTATGTTGACCGGGAGAACCACGTACATATATGTCTTCTCCTCATCTTCAATAATTGTCGGAGATTTATGGTTCATCATCCCGAGAGTCACTACATCGTCATCAATTGCTTTGAGCGCATCCATCAGGAATCTCGGATTGAAACCGATACGGATATCATCTCCGATTTTTTCGATGTCAATGGCATCAGAGGTACTGCCGAGTGCCGTGACCGCATCCAGTCGCAGCTCCTTATCGTCAACCGTAACCACCAGTGGCTTTTTCAGCTTATCTTCTACGATTGCCGTGGATCTGCCGATTGCATCGAGAAGGTCTTTCCTGTTTGCCGTTACTTTTATCGGAGTATCGGCCTTGGCAATTTTATCCACATCGAAGTATTCACCTTCAATCACCCTGGTATTTACAATCGTGCTGCCGAATCGGAAGATGACATTTCCGGTTTCAATTGACACATCCATCGTATCTCCGTCAGCAATCTTAGCTACCTCGTTCAGAGACTTGACCGGAATAATGACTTTCGCATTCTGCCCCTCGTTTGAATCCAGGTATATCCTGCGGAGTCCTATGCGGTGACCGTCAAGTGCTGTTACGGTCATGGCATCTCCGTCAAATGTGATGCACTCACCTTCCATCATCCTCATACTGCCGTCCTGAGTGGTGCAGAAATTTGTGCCTGCAATCGCTCTGCAAAATTCGTATACGGGAACCTCGAAATGTACCCCTGTTTTTTCTTTTGGAAGTCCTACAAAATCCTCCGCAGGTTTGCCCGGAATGTTGAATTTCGCCTTGCCGGATCTGATGACCGTATTGAGTTTTTCCTCATCGCAATCGACTTTGATGTCTCCATTTGAGAATCCGTTTACGATATTCGTGAACAGCTTACCGTCAAGAGCGACACAGCCATGTTCGATAATATCCGCAGGAGCCGTAGTCGAAATCGCAAGTTCCAAATCGTTGCAGACCAGTTCGATTTCGGAATCGCCGTTTGTTTTGATCAGGACGCAATCGAGAATCGGATTGGTCATGTTATTCTTGCTCGACAATGCTCTTGTGGCAATCTTCAGAGCAGCTGCCAGATCCTTTTTATCGCAGATGAATTTCAAAACGTACCCCTCCTTTTATAATTTTCCGGTCGAACCCACGCCGCCTCTGTCGGGGTTACCAAGCGTCACCACTTCATCGAATTCTACCTTCGGCTGATGTTTGATAATGCGGAACTGGCAGATCCTCTCATTTTTTGGAATCACCGTATCTTCCAGGGCATAAGCAAGAAACTGCCAAATGTCGTTATCACCCTTGTAAGATTCATCTATCACTCCCATACTGTTAGCGAGAATGACATGATATTTCTTGTAGGTGGAAGACCTCGGAAGAACCAGTGCTTCGTATCCTTCGGGGAGTTCCATTGAAACTCCCAAGGATATCATCTTGTATTCGCCTTTCTTCAACTCGACCGTTTCGGCAGCGCGTAAATCCGTCCAGTTCCCTTGCGGAATCATCTCGATCCTGTCTATATCTGAATGGTATTTAACCTTAATTGTCTTCAAAATCTATCCCTCCTTTAAATTATTTTTCGTCATCCTCAAGGCTACGTACCATATCACACATCTCGTCATCATCGGTACGGATGTACATATCTCCTTCCTTGTGAAGCGGAGACAAGGCAATGCTGATTGCGAGTGCTGTGACAAGGATGAGAACGATGGTTCCGGCGAAATTTAAAGGTGTGCTTAATATGAACTGTAATAATTCTGTCATTTGATTATCTCCTTTACGTACGGTAAATTTTTGAGGATCTCTACGAAATCATTCCATTCATCCAAACGATGTCCGGACCTTTCGTCAATTATCTTGACCACCACTTCGTAGGACATCATGATTGTGCGCTTCTGATTGTAGGATGAAGGAAGGAGCTGGATGAGCTGCCACCAATACGCTTTATCCTTCGTTTCCAGATATTTTTCTCTGTAAAAATTCAGCAACTCAATAAGGCACATCATCATCGTGTCTGATTTTAACTTTACAGAGGTCGATTCAAGTTCGATGGCGTAGCCGCCGGGATCACTTGCCGATACTCTTTTAATCGGCTCGAAATCGCCGAATAAATGTTCATAGCTGAAATCATCCAAAACAAACTCTTTCGCATGGATCTTGTGCATCGTACTGGTACTTACCTGTGCCTTGCCGATGGTGTAACGATCAGCTTCTTTCCACCAATATAGTGGTGCGGTCACATCCATCCACACATTAATCATCCGCAGATATGTCCTGTGCGGTACACCGGCTTTGTACAGTTTCTTTGCCAGAGTCATGTCGTTTTCTCCGATGAAGAAATCCTGTTTCATGTTGGTGTAGTTTCTTCTTGTGAAGCTGTCGGACTTATTCCAGCTGTTCATCGGATTCCTGGAAGCCCTCACTGCATGTTCAAGTCCGTATACATCAATATTCTCTACCTTAATCATCTTTCCCTATCCTCTGTATCTCATGCTCGATATAAAACATTGCCTTGCCCAGATCTTCTGCTGTCTTCTCGGGATCTTTCCTTCCTGCACGGCAGATGTATTTAATTGCGTTTCCAAGATTGAAATTGAGGTTCTGGTCTTCAATAAAATCTATTACCTCAATCTTGCCGTAGTTGTAATGCGAAGGATGGTTTATCGCATCCTCATTAACTTTGATTTCTTCCATGTTGCTGTTCTCCCACTTCTTACATTCCCATTTATCGCTTATCATGAATCCCAGTCTGTCGCACAGACCGTTATCGTTGTAAACACAGGTGCTACATCCCTTGGCAATCACATCCGCTCATCTCCTGTACATCCTTGTCATATGTGTAGGCAGGTTTGTCGGGAATCCACTCCCCGTTTGAATTTTTACGCCAGATTACTTGGTTCTCACTTCCGACCCATTGCCGGTCTGTATTCCGCTGTGCTTCGATGTACTCTCCGTCTACAATGACATCCACAAAGCCGAGAATTTTATCATCCTTAATCTCATCGAATGTATAGCCGGTGTACATCCATACAGTCTTCGAAATACCATACCGGAATCGAAAATCTCGGAGCAGATTGTAAATCGCAAGTCTGTTTCCGGGATACATCGGGTCTCCACCGCTGAGTGTCAAGCCGGAGCAGTAATCGTTATCGATCAAGTCAAATAATTCTTTCTCGGCATTCTCGTCAAACAGCAGACCGTCATCAGGATTCCAGGTCACGGGATTCTGGCATCCTTTGCAGTGGTGATTGCAACCGGAAACCCAAAGGATTGCCCTTACTCCGTCACCGTTCAGAAGATTGTCCTTCTCTATGTTCTGATATTTCATCTTCGAAATCGTCACGCTCCCTTCCTGCACTCACAAGTGCGATAATCACAATTCCGCTAAATACTCCGAGCATATAAATCATCAGGATACCGAAAAATCCGAATATTATGTCCATCATGTTCTTTTTCTCCTTGTATACTCTTCAAATGTCGGGCAACTCCAGAAAATAAAATTACTGCACCATCTCTGCAATCTCTTATAAACCGAATCGCAATGTTCTTTATCGTAAATCATTGGATACGGAGCAAATTTCAATTCCCGGCAAAGCTGAATCCGGTACAGATCCTGTTCAAGTGTCGTGTCGTAATTGCAGAGAATGTATACCATAACTCTGCCCCGGTCTTTATTGAATCCTGTCTTCTCGGCAAATGCTCTCAGCTTCGGTTCGACAATATCTTTGTCCTGCCATCTGTCAAAAGCAAAATGGATCGAATCGAGCCGGATCTGTTTCAGCAGTTCCATGTTCTTGTCATTCACTAGCCGAATATCCAATCCCTGATTGAAATTGACTTTTGCTCCGCTGTCTGCCAATTGTTGAAGCAGTTCCATGTGTTGCGGACAGGCTAAGATGTTCGGATCGCAGAGGATGATGTTCTTCTGTCCTCTCCAAAATTCCGATAAGTCGGCAACCTTCCTCGACCGCTTACCTTCTTTACTCTCCACATGACAGAAACCGCATCCTCTCGGGCATCCTCTTGTCAGAAATCCGTAGGCCGTATCCTTTGTCAGTTCCGGATACAAATCGTAGTCGGGATAGATATGCTCTATCTCATCGGGAAGGTTCGTGTCTCGCTCGGCATGGTAGACCTCTTTTCCATCTACCAATTCTATGCAATAACCGGACCCCCCCGAACGATTTCATCAGCATCAATGCAGTATTCGTAGTCAGGAGTGAAACTGAATACCTTGGACATATACACCTTGTCCATGTGACCGCTAAACATCGGATCATACCATTCGACCGAATCGCCTTGCTGTTTGTGCCATGCGGATATCTTCATCAGAGGAATGTTCGGGAAGTTATGAGAGTCTACGGAAATAAGACCGATCCTCATCTTCTTACGCATCCTTCTTTTCCATAACAGTCCACATACAAACATGTTGTCCCGTCTATAGGAGCCGCTATCGGATGGTGTTTACACCACGTATAGTCAAAACAAGGATGCGAACAAATCACCGGCTGACTATCCAAGCTGCTATCGTGATTAGAATTACCAGAAACGTTAACAATGTCATTACTCCGTCCCACAATTAATCATCCTCCTCACTCTCCCAACAGTCCCCACCTTTGCATCTACTGCAAGGCAGCTGTCCGTTGGTATGCTCTCTGTATCGACAGGTATCGCAATCATGGCTGTCCATCAATTCCACACCTCCTGATAAGCATCATATTTCTCTGCATCCGTAGCGTTCTTCGGTTCCTTTTTCGGCTTCCAATCATCACATGGCTTGCTCCTGTGCGGATAATTATGACAGGTCGGAACCGTTCCCCAGTAGTGATAGCAATCATCGCATGAGTGTTCTGGGTTGTTTTTGTGGGTCTTCCATAGTGCCTTTGCTTCGACCTGTCTGATGCGCTCTTTGGTTACGCCGTAGATTTCCGCTATCTCATTGAGTGATTTATTCTCGACATACCGCAGATGGATAACTTCCTGCTCACGTTTTGTCAGTTTCATAGGAATATTCCTTTCGCTCCTCCTCAATAAATCGGTCAATAAACTCGCACTTCTCGCAATCGAATGTGCTGTTATCGCACACATATTTTGGGCAATCAGCCCCCTTCTTGCCGTGAAAGTAGCAGGCCGTGTTGTCGCAATCGTAGCAGGTGGTCTTGCGAGTGCATTCTGACATTGTTATCATTTGTCCTCCTCCGACCAGCACGGTAACTGCACCATTGCCATTTTCATTTCGGTCTGCACCGTATTACACCAGTTCTTTAAATTGTCCGATTCTATCTGACTGCATATCTCGGCAGGATTTATATCAAAGATCAAATCATTCAAATGCTTTGCGGCGTCATTCGATTTTGGAGGAAACCAACATTTCTGTTCCAATTCCTGTCTGATTATTTCGGTATCATTCGTATTATCTCTGACAAGCCGCTTTGTAACCTTTACGGCATCGTCCAGCGATAGCATTAACATTATTTATCCTCCTTTGGTCTGAAAGCAAGTGGAAGCAGTCTCCATGCGACAACTTTTCCATCTGTCTTTAAATCATCTGTTGTTGACCATTCTTTTGTGGATTCGTAATAATATCCAATTCCCATTGTCCCGTTTTCGGTAATATACCATACCGCACCATCCGGACATTCTATGCAAGAATTATAATCATCTTCTTCCGGAAGTCTCTTGCTGCATGGCATCCACCCGTCATCTGCATCGGGAATACCGTTAATCAAGTCAGTGATGATTTTTCTCTTTTCATCTGCGTCTTCCACTGTATATCCGTCTTCGTCATGCCAGTTCATGTTGGTCATAAGATAGTTGATTGCATCTTCTCTGCTAATAAGGCTCATTGTGTGTCACCGTCCTTCTACTCCTGCCATAATGGACAATTAAATCTAAGCGGTTCTCCCCATTTAGGCCTTACTTCACAAGTCTTTGCAGTTCCACAATCATTGCAGTTTGGCATCTGTGTGATTCTGCGGTAAGCAGTTAAATTATCCAGAATGCTTGCTACGTAAGAAATGCTATCGTCTAATCTGCTCATTTTGTGTCACCGTCCTTCTGCAACCGCTGATTGTCATGCCATTCAAAAACAAGTTCCTCTCTCACCAAAGCGGATTTGTAATCCGGGTCAAAACGACTTTTTCCGTTGTAAATCCATCGGAGTCCTTTCGGGTTATTAATCGCTCCTATGCGTGGTCTCCATCCATCGGGGATATAGTCAAGAACCTCCATGCCTTTTTCCACCTCCGCTAACGCCGTGAGCGGTGCGGTGCTCCATTTCTCGCTCATTAGGAAACGTGAACGTTTTATCTCCTGCCTCGATAGCCGATATCAGCATCTCAAGCGCATACACGCACCATTCACGGTTTCGGTACCTTGCGATTTCTCCGCCGGATCCATTCCGCCCTACTGCCTGTATACCTGTCCCTGTCCCGGTAACGTGAAGTCTTGACATATCATCGAAATTCCATACTGCTTGTTTGTTCTGCGTGAAAATAATCATCTTCTCACCCTTCACCTTCCTTCAAATCTACGTGCTTATTTACCGACCACTGTACATTCACTGTGCCGCCAAAATTTGCTATTAGATCGCACTCCTCTTCAAAAAATTCAGTCAACTTATCATTTAGTGCCTGCATGAAAAGCTTATGGTTCTCGCAAGTCAGATCTATCCAAATTGGCAAAAGATATGTTGTTTTTTTACTCATTTGTCACCCTTCACCTTCCTTCCACACTCAGGACAATAATTCAGATCAAAACCTATTCCCCGATAGCGATATTGAATTGTCCTGCCTGCTGTTGTTTTGCCCTTTTTCTTATACCAAGTTCTTTTAACGATCGCGACCGTGTACTCAATCATGTATTTGCCATATTCCTTCAGTTCGGCATCGGTTGACCATCCGCATGATATCTCATACACTTGATGATTGGATTTCATTGCTTCGCAGAATCGGCAAGCCATTCACCCTTCACCTTCCTTCTGCATCGGGTTTCCACATTTCGGGCAGAAATTATATTCTTTGATAAAATCTATAAATTTACGCTTGTAATCCCACGGGACGAAAAAGCCACATTCGCTACAATGATAACCGTCACACATAGCAACATCATGCTCTCCGTATATCCACCGCCCCGTCTTGCGTTCGGGCTGTGCGGATGATACTTTTTTTACGCCAATCCTAAATCCTTTTTCAAAAGCCTCACGAATACTTGTATTAACATCGCATTCTTGCTTGAAATAATTATTAATTACGATTTGCATCTTTTTTTCGCTTATTCCCATCCTGTCCCCCTTCCCACGGTTTCGGCAACGGCATCCAAGCAATAGGTTTTTCCTCATTGTATCCAACCAAACTATATATCCCTTCGCCAGTATTTATAGCCCAATCTCCATCTTCATAAAAACCAACGCCCATATTGCCCTTAAACTGCAACAGGACATCTAAATTGTTGTCGGGCATTTTATCTTCTACAGAAATCCAATTCGGATGTGCCGTATCGGTGACCACTATAACTTCTCCGGGATCAGTGCCAAAATAGCCGCCATTGTTGCGGATGATGATTGTGTCTTTACGGATTTCGTCAACGTATCCATGAACAAAACATCTATCGCCTATTTTCATTTTTCTTCACCTCGATAACATTCTGGTAACGGCATCCATGCGATAACTTTATAATTCGGGAACGCATATTTCTTATCCCAATGCCACATACCATCATATGTACAAGCTGTCACGGTCATTCTTTCGCCATTGACCTCTACTGTAGCAAGGACATACTCTGACCTTTTTTTAGTCCCCAACTTCTTTAAAATTCCTGCGTCTTTTTCCTCTGGCATCCGCTCACTACACGGTATCCACCGCTGTTCTGGCTGTGCGGAGGGCAACTGTTCAATCTTCTTTTCCGCAAGATATATCCCTTGCCTAACAAGGTCTGCCGCTTCTGTTGGGTCGATATCCCTTTGATATTCATACAACTCAATCAGCGCATCAATCGCCGCTTGTCTGCTGATACAGTCTGAACTGTTCGGAAATTCCGAATACCTCAACGCTTCGATAGCCGTATCACTCATCGTCCTCGCCTCTCCTTTTTAGCCACTTTTTCAACTTCGTCTTCAATGATGGTTTATACTGCAAACATTCACCAGAATAATAAATGTTCCAAACTCCCGTCTTACATGGTTCCTTTTTATCGGAACGAAAATTGTATTTGCATCCCACACATGATTTTTTCATTCCTGTTCACCTCTCATATCTGCTCCGCAGTTCGGGCAGTAAGCAAATGCTTTTACCTTGCTGTCATGAATAAGATAATTACATTCAGAACAAGCACTTGTAACTGGGTACTTTCCAATCCACTTCCCTTTCTTCCGCTCTGGCTGTGCGGATGGCAATTCCAACAATTCTCCTTCCATCACATCGCTATAGACGGCGTTTGCGCTCCATGCCACATGACCTTCACAATTCTGTTCTTCTGCGAACGTCAATCTAAATGTATTTTTCCTCACGGCATCAATCGCCGCCCGTCTATCAATCAAATCTGAGTTGTTCGGAATTTCCGAACAGTTGTTTTTCGGCTGTGCGGACGGAAGCTTTTTTATTCCGTTAACGATTGTTTGTGCCAAACCTTCCCACTCTCCGCACTCAAATTCAACGATACTAATCGCCGCCTGTCTGCTCACCAAACTATCATCCATCATTTCGCCTTTCTGCCCAATAGCAAAATCCATTGCATGTTACCAAGTCAGCATTAAGATAATCGCACCTGCCAAGTCCATAGCCCTTCATTTTTCCCGTAGTTTGAGTCCAGTGTTTGCAAGAATTGCAACGGATGATTTCGGGCTGAACGGATGGCAACGCCTTAATGGCATCAAAAGCCGATTTTCCGGCATACTTCCATTCAAGAGCATCTAATGCCCCTTTTCTGCTTATTGTGTCCCCGTCTGTCTTGATTTCCGACTCAAGAGACATAAGCCTTGTTTCGGCATCCGCTTCCGTGTGTCCGTCCCAATGTGGCGCCCTCGGAAGATCAATACAGTCAAACATATCCCAATATTTATTTTCGTAGTGGTAAGTATAACTTCCCTCCGGCGTATCAATTCCAACAACGAACCATCCGCCACCAAAGCAGTATTCCCCATCTTCATGTCTATACGATTTCCATGCCTTGCTCTTATACGCCTTTACAAGTGCGGCGAATAAAATCATCCTTTGTTCATAAAGCCCATTAAACGTGTGAAAACCGTCAGACACTTCTCCGATATCGTTAACGCCTGCAGCGGTACATATTGCTTTCCTTCTTGCCATTTCTGTATCAGTCATCATTTTGCCTTTCCCATATCCGCAAAAGAAATCTTTCGGTGTCTCAAAGGTTCCGTATCTGCTCAGACATTCGCATAAGTGATTGTTTTTCCAGTGTTCGCAAAACTCGCAATGGATGATTTCTGGCTGTGCGGACGGTAGATTCTCCAAATCGTACTTATATTTTTCAAATGCCTTATACCAATCGCCTGGTGTGTCAGCAATGCACCCGGCAAAGTTGTACAGAATATCAATAGCCGCCGCTCGACTTATCAGATCATCCATCCTGTTCACCCTCCTGATATGATTCTGGTAGTGGCATCCAAGCAACAACATTTCGTGTGTAATACCAAAAGCGTTTTCCCGAATCATACTGTCCACATCTATCAACATCTACAGTTTTGATTCCACCACTGTCATCTGTGACAAGAACTAATTCATCTACATCAGGCAATCTCTCACTGCACGGAATCCACTGCTGTTCCGGCTGTGCGGGTGGAAGTGCTTTTACCTGTCTGATTGCCCAATCCGTCATAGCATCAACTATACAAGGATCGTCTTTTGCAGATTGAATGTTGCCGTCCCAGTACGCAACTCTCAGCGCATCAATCGCCGCCTGTCTGCTGATTAAATCACTCATCCTCCCGCCTTTCTGTTTCCACCTCATACCAATCAGGCAACATCTGGTTTCTTTTACAGTTTTTGCAAGGCATCATATAGGCATGTCCTAAGTGTATACAATTCTTACAGGTTAAATGCTGTTCGGGCTGGGTGGATGGCAATTCTTCAATCCTTTCTGCAAGCAATCTTTGGTCATCTTCACGGAATGCACCGCCAAAAAATTCTACAAAAAATTCTAAAGCCGTTTTTATTGCCAACCTTCTGTTTATCGTGTCATCCATCATTTCGCCTTTCTCTTCATGTATGCACCACAATATCCGCAATAATTCATGTCATAGTCAAATGTTCTTCCGCACCAATTGCATTCATAAGGACTCTCTTCGTCATCTTTCCAATCTTGATGGAATATCCATTCCCCCGTATAATCCAGGTCAAATCTTCTCAGCTTCTCCAACAAATCGGTCTTGACGTACAAGTCCGTACCCTTGATTTCGAACTCACCAAACATTCGCCGCTCTTGTCCTAGCTCTAAAATGAATTTATCCCCGGGCTTAAAATCGGTCTTTCCGACATGGATGTCGGGAACATCACCATTACTCATCCGCGACCTAATGTAATTTTTCCACCATTCATCGCTATTACTCATTTCAGATTCGCCATCCTCTGACGGCTCTTTTGAGAATGAATTCGACTTTTCCTGCTCTGAAAGTGAAACTCGTTCTGAATCGGTCTTGATTTTCTCAACAACATCCATCGCTTTTCGCAACAGGCAGTTTGGATTGCATTGCCCACAATGCTCCATCAGATAGCACCCATCACACAGTGTTATCATGTTGGTAAGCACTTCCTGTTTGTTTATTGATTCTTCATCGGTCTTTTTCGTGTGGTCACGAAATTGATCGGAATCGGCAATAACACTGTTAATAAGTGACTCCGCAATAATCAGCCGTTCTGTGATTGTACGCTTCTTTAGATTAATTGCGATTCTATCTTCGTCATTTTCGGCTGTTTTGGTGCAGATAGAGCCGGTTTCGGGCACACTGCTTGCACACTGCTTGCTTAATGCGGATATGGTAATATCTAAGGCTTCATGGTCATAGCTGGTTAATGCACGATAATCCGCAAGAATCTCTCTGATCTCGTTAATGCGCTTAATCACCTGCTCATTCGTCATCCGCGTCACCTCTCAAAATCAATCTTTTGCCCACAGTAACCGCATCTGTCCGTATCATTTACGAATTTGTGTAATGTCCCCACCCTACTGTTACCGTAAGCGATATAATTACCGCACGTAGGGCAATACAGCTTGTACAGATCTTTGCTGAATGTGTCTATGTCTTTCATTGGCTGTTGCGGTATTTCTTTGTTTAACGCTTCAATTGCCAGTTCCAGAGCATCAAACGCATCAAACGTTATCTGCGGCTCCCACGGTTCTGGCTCTTGCAGACGTTTCAAAATCGGGATAGCTTCCTCATTCGTCATTCCGTATCACCCTCCTGTCTTTCGTCATGCTCTTTCAATGCTCCATAAATCAGCACATACGCCTCGCTGAACAGATCGAGTTTTCCATCCTCGGTCACTCCGGCATATCTTGCCAATATCGGTGCGACAAGGCTCCATGCTTCTGCTCCGCTCAAAAGTTGCACCTTCTTTCAGTTTGTTGTGTCTTCTCCGGAACATTCAATTATTTCTTGTGGAATATCGTTCCGAGAATCCATAACACCACCCATATGCCCACTGACAATTTCCATGAAAACGCAAAGCTGAATGCCCACGAAAGCAGCTTTACAATTCCGGCTGTTATGAAGAAACTGAGTGCATTTATAAACAGTACGATCAATATATATGAAAACAGTACCATTCGTCCTCCCTTCAAAACCTGGCTGTTACCTTCGCAAGGTCATTTAACCGATATCCGGCACCGAGCATTTATTTATCCGTAAACCATCGACCGAATCTTCGAAGCCTTTCCGAGAACCTCGACTTCCACAAGACGATTTTCTCCGTAAGTGATTTTCGAAGATTTGCTGTCAATCGACTCAATTCCTTTAATCCATTTCTTCCTGAGTATCGCCGGACTTCTGTCATCTTTATGCTCCAATGTGATGAATTCATCCTTCACTGCCATCTTTTTCAAACCTCTTCTCCATGGGCTTTCCGCATCCCGGACAAAACCTTGTCTGATTCCTGTTTTTGTAACCGCATCTGTTACAGAAAAACATCTGCCGTCTGTAAGTGTCTGTCTTCTTCGTGAACCGAATCCAGGTGCCTGTTTTTTCACCGCTGTTCCAGTTATCGGTATAATAAATTTTGCAGACAGGTATACCGTTCTCCTGTTTCGCAGACAGCATTACTCTTCCGGTCTCGTTCAAGGTACTGAGCGGTACGGGTATCTCGATAATGCCGTAACCTTTGTCTGTCAATCGCTGTCACCTCATTCTTCTGATTTCGTCAAAGGCTTCATCGACACAGTCAAGCATGTTCAGCCTGCCGGCATCGTAGCCGTTTTCCCATGCTTTGCGAACAGCCTCTGCACTGGTCAAATTCGACTGTTTCATCAGTCTGCTGATACCGACATCATCGAAAACCAGAGTGTTAAACCCTTTAATTTTGTAAAGCAGTTTGCCGTCCTTACTGAGAATGATTTCTCCGATTTCGATTACGAATTTGTCACCTACTTTTATGTCACCTTTACTAGATGTATTCACGAATATCACCTTCCTTTCCCCACTGATCGGCCATAGCTTCTGCAATCCCTGGAAACGTCTTACTTCTTGCTTTTGAACGCTCGTCCGGTGGAAGACCCCAACTGTAAGCGTGCCAAGGCGAATCAGTGCTGTTTCCTGTAATAACAGTTGTTGGCTCAATAATATTTGTTGGTCTTAATGGCTCAAGTCCTTTAAGCCAAAGACAAGTTTTCTTCTTTGCATCGTCTCCGAAGTAGTACGGATGTATAACGCAGTCGGGTTTCCTATATGCGGTATTCATGATACCAACAGGATTTTCCACAGCGATCCTGTCACAATCAGCTAGGATGAAATGCATGAAGAACACAATTGCCTTATATCTGTCTTTGTATCTTTGCCTTGCTTTTTCTCCGTACTTTTCGATGTTGAACCAACTGTTGCCAGTTACGGTCAAATATGTGCAAGGTGGATGTGCGATAATCAGATCCCATTTCGAATCAATTCGTACCTTATGTCCTGTCATCGTTATGAATTCACAATGACCGTTCAACAGCGGAAGACAATCACTTTTGATATGCCATTCCGGATGACCGCCTGACGGATTCAAGATGTCGCAGCTATACGCTTCGTGTCCTCTCTTCCGAAAGGCTTCGCATACTCTTTGTGATTCTTCACACGCCACAAGTACTTTTATTTAAATTCACCCCCATTGCTCTGCCATTGCTTTTGCTATTCCTCCGAATGTCTTGCTTCTTACGCCGCCGTCTCTTGTATATGTATCTTCCCAAACTCTGACTTTCCCGAATGGAAGAACACCGTACAGTTCACGGTTGTTTGGTTTTTCTCCTCTGTAGGTTGGGATAAGTGGCGGCAATCCTTTAACCAAAAACACGTTTTCTTTGTCACAAAATTATCTTTATCTTCCGGACCATCGCTAAACATGTACGGGTCTATGCATTGATCGGGTTTTCGGTAACAAGTGTTCATAACTCCTACCGGGTTTTCGATTGCTATCCTGTCGCAATCAGCATTGACGCAATCCATAAAAAACCTCATACCCTCTATCCTGTTCAGTGTCCGTGCGTTAATCCAATTCAGAGGAGTCATCCTGATGCTGTGCTGCCTTGTAGCAACATTGCTGAGATACGTACAAGGTGGATGAGCAATGATTAAGTCCCATCTGTTTATGTGTATCTTTTCACCTGTTTGTAATCTCATCGTGCCACCGTTAAGTACCGCCCTGGCATCCATTAAAATGTGCCATTTCGGAACCCCCGTACATTTTTGAATGTCACAGGAGTAGGCTTCATGGCCTTTTTCACGGAATGCCTTACACACTGTCTGCGACTCCTCGCAAGCTATCAGTACTTTCATTAAGCCTTTTCTGTCATCCTTTCTGCTTTATCTTTTGTGAGTGAGAACCTCATCCTTACGGACATACAGCTTTTTAAGTCCTCTCTGATTTTATTTTTCAGATCCTCCGAAGCCATAAACCGCTCATACAGTATGCCCAACTTGTCTTTGCCCATCGGCTCTTCTTTCAAATCATTGCCAAGCAGCATCCTTACTCCTCAATAATCGTTATCCCGTACCTTCTTGCCACTTCATGCTCGATCAAGCATCCTCTTGCGTCTTTCCAACCTCGGCAGAAAAATACGATGTCGGAAGTTGCCATCGCCACTAATGCCTTTGCGAGAAGCATGGCATTTGTACGTTCTGACTTGTCGGTTTTTAACTGGATGTAAGTATTGAAATTGCTGTCGATAAGCTCGATAGGTTCTTTCAGCAATCCGGTCAAAAAGTCTTTAGCATGTTCTCTCTCCCCGATAATTTCCTGATCGGTCTTCCCCTTCATCGGCTGAGAAATAAAAACGTTTGTTGCCATATTTGAACATGTCTCCTTTCGTTTATTCAAGTGATTAAACAGGGTAGGTAAAAAATATATGTGTTTTGTTTTTTATTCACAATACCGCCATGTGAAACCGCCTGCTGTTTTTAATTTTCCTCTTGCTCTGACTATTACATCTGTCAGAAACCGGCTTCACCGGTTAGCGTTATTCCTTTCCTGTACCAATTCTTATCTTGAATCTCTCATAAACTTCTTTCCCGCCATCATCCACCCAGTCCAGATCCACCTCGTCAAATTCCATCTCAAGTCCGTACTTCCGATGAAATTCTTCGTAACACCCTCTTACACCTACCTTGTCGATGTATTCCGTAGCTTCGTTGAATCTGTCGATAATCTTCTGGTATGATTTCTGTACGGTCTTCAAATTACCTACCGTCTTGTCCATCGCCACAAGCATTGTGAGGATGTTTCGGACGGACATAAATATTTCTGTTTCGTACAGCAGTTCCGAAGCGATTTGCGATGCTTTTTCACAGGCTTTGACAGCTTGTTCTTCTTCCATATCACGGAGCCATTTTTCCAAACTGTTATATCTTGTACCGTCATTCGTGACTATCGTCTTTGGAATGATTCTCTGTGATGAAGCAAAAGCTGCTTCGCCTTTCGCCATCAGTTTCTGCTGTCTTCTTCGCTCTGCCCTGTTCATGTCTTCACCTCCACGGGAGGCAGATTTCTCTTTTTGCGGAAGTAATTGAAGAGCGCCAATGATGCACTTCCTTCTTTCCGGATCCGTGAATTGATCGGAGAATGCTCTTCGATATCATTGAGGTAGGCGAGGAGAATGTTGTTAAACAGTTCATCCTCCCCATATTTTTTGGAAAGTGCAACCATGCTGTTCATGGCTTCTTTCCAGTAATCCTGTCTCTCTTCCGGAGTTGCTATTTGTTTACGCAGCTCCCAGCAATCCTTCATGAACTGACTTTCAATTTGTTTCCTCTGATCACTTATTTGCGACATCGTCTGCCACACCACCTATGCTGACTATCGGCGTACTGTTGCCGGATACCACAGGAACATCTCCGTTCCATTTATCGATCTTTGCTTTCTCAATCAGTTCCGGAGTAAGGCTGTCCGCAATCTTCCTGTTCGCATCGGCTTCTGCTTCGGCCTTGATTTTCTTCGCCTCTGCTTCGCCCTCAGCTTTGATTTTCGCCTGTTCCGCATTGATAGCAGCTGTCTCTTTGTCCTGCTCCGCTTTGATGAGAGCAACCTCTTTATCCTTCTGTGCTTGGACATTTGCAGTCTTTTGCTCAATCTGCGCCAGTTCCAGTTCCTGCTGTGCATTCACTTTTCTCTGAACACTCGCCCTGGTTTCGTCATCTGCTTCGATGTTGATCAGGCTTACATTTTCAACTATGATTCCGTACGGCTCAAATTTCTCTTTGATGTATTCGGAAAGCGCGATGTTTAAATTTGCCCTCTCTTCTCCGAGAATTTCCGTGACCGGGTATTTTGCAGTGATTTCTTTCGTCCACGAAATGATATTTGGCTTTATAAAAGAATCTCTGACTTCCTTGCCCGACTGGCCTTTGAATCTTGTAAACAGATTCGTTACCTTTTCGGAGTCATACCGATATGTGAAGGTCAAATCTACGGTAAGTCCTTTGCCGTCACTGGTCGGTACTTCGAAACTGTCATCATCTTTTGAATCCCCTTCCGATCCTGCTGTGAGATATGACTGCTCGATACCGATTGAATACAGCGTTACTTCTTTTGTCGGACTCACCATGTGCCAACCTTGAGTCAGAACCTCGTCAGATACGCCACCGTTCATCGAATAAACAATACCGACATATCCGGCAGGTACTTTCTCGAACATTGAAATTGCCGTAACAATCAGTGCAAAAATCACTACTCCTGTAAAAATCGCGCCTATCTTGCCTTTGCTATTCTCCATCGTCTTCCTCCATTAATTTCTTGATATAATCCAAGAAGAATTCTATGTATTCTCCGATTCCTTTAAACAGCCATGAACTTAAAACCCATAGGATGAATCCTCCCAAGAAAATATAAAACAGTAAAATTGGATTCATGCGATACCTCCTAGTCGAATACAGGCTCTTCGTCTGCCATCGGGATGAAACCGTCAGATTCCGTATCCCATCCGTATATCTTGTTTTCGACCATGCTGTTCTTCAGCCTCTTCGTCTCTTTTTCGTACCACAGCGGTATGAAAATGTCCTGATTGCCGCCGTCACGATCCTTCGCTATCTCGATGACGTTTGTAGCCTGGAATATCGGATTATCTTCTCTCCATCCAAACATCTGCCTTGATAACCTCTGAAAGTCATTGTTGTTTCTGTGGATGATGAATGCATTATCGACAGCGTTTCCGATATCGGCAGTTCCGGAGATGTCATCCAGTCTTAGGAACCCCATTGCTTTTCTCGGATGAGCGACAAACATGATGTGGCAGTGCATTTCCATCGCCAATTCATGAAGCGACCATGTAAACTGTGTCTGCGCTTCGTATTTGTTGTCCGACAATCCAGATATATTGAATGCCATCAAGTTATCCAGGATGAGTAAATCCAGTTTGTCTTTCTCAATTTTCTTCCGGAATTCTTCTTTCAGTGCGACATAATCATTGCCGTACTTGTTGTTGTAGAGAAAGAATTTATCCGACATCCACTTGGCAATCAGTTCCCTGTTCTTTTTACTGACGTTAAAATATCCTTCGTACTGCGTAGGCTCTACATGCGCCTTGCCGGCAGCTTGCAGATTCATCCACCTCATGAAGTTATCGGAAGACAATTCTCCGGAGAAAACACCGGCTTTATTATCATTCTGACAACACTCAAGAATTATTCCGGATACCCATGTTGACT